TTTGGCAAAGATTAGGTAGAGTTTTTGGACCTAATTCAACAATTGACCAACAATCACCCGTTTTTAAATTCGATAAAAAAGAATTATTAAAAACACCAAACAAACAAGAATTTGAAAAAGAAAAACTACAAGCTCAACAGACCATGTATATTGGTCAGCAATGGCAAAAAGTAGAAAGTAATCTTTATCAACAGGCGGTTTATTATGAACCAACAAGAATGGCATCATATTATGATTATGAATCCATGGAATATACCCCCGAAATTTCAGCAGCATTAGACATTTATGCTGAAGAGTCGACAACACCTGATAAAGACGGGCACATTTTACAAATTTATTCTGAATCAAAAAGAATTAAATCAGTTTTGACCGATTTATTTAATAACAAATTGGATATTAATACAAACTTACCAATGTGGATTAGAAACACTTGTAAGTTTGGTGATAATTTTGTTTATTTAAAATTAGACCCCGAAAGAGGAGTTGTAGGTTGTCAACAATTACCTAATATCCAAATAGAAAGATTAGAAAAAGGAATGAAATTCCAACCTGAAAAATATTCAGCAGAAATTGAAAATGACGCTCTTAAATTCACATGGAAAGAAAAAAACATGGAATTTAACACATGGGAGATAGGTCACTTTAGAATATTAGGTGATGATAGAAAATTACCATATGGTACATCAATGTTAGAAAAGGCTCGTCGTATTTGGAAACAATTACTTTTATCTGAAGATGCGATGTTAATTTACCGAGTGTCAAGAGCACCTGAAAGACGGGTGTTTAAAGTATTTGTGGGTAATATGGATGACAAAGATGTGGATGCTTACGTACAAAGAGTTGCTAATAAATTCAAAAGAGACCAAATTGTAGACCAAAAAACAGGAAATGTTGACATGAGATTTAATCAAATGGCAGTAGACCAAGATTATTTTATCCCTGTTAGAGACCCAGCAGCAACTAATCCTATTGAAACATTAGATGGGGCTAAAAACTTAGCAGAAATCGCGGATATTGAATATATCCAAAAGAAACTTGTTACAGCATTAAGAATCCCTAAAGCGTATTTAGGATTTGAAGAGGCAGTCGGTGATGGTAAAAATTTATCACTATTAGATATTAGATTTGCTAGAACAATTAATAGGATTCAAAAATCTATGATTGCAGAACTAAATAAAATTGCAATCATTCATTTGTTTCTTTTAGGGTTCGAAGATGAATTAACCAATTTCACACTTGGATTAACCAACCCATCAAAACAATCTGATTTATTAGGTATAGAATTATGGAAAGAAAAAATAACATTATTTAAAGATGCGGTTGCACCAATTCAAGATAGTGTTGCCCCTGTATCGGCATCATGGGCCAAAAAACATATTCTTGGATTTTCTGATGATGAAATTAGACTTGATTTACAACAACAAAGAATTGAAAGAGCCGTATCTGCAGAACTTGGTAAAACGGCGGAAGTTATTACTAAAACAGGTTTATTCGATACTCTCGATTCACTTTATGGTAAAAAAGATGAAGCAGCCGCAGGTGGAGCACCTGCCGAAGGTGGAGCAGCACCTGAAGGTGGAGGAATGCCACCTGAAGAAGGAGGAGCACCTCCTGAAGCTGGAGGTGGAGCACCACCACCACCACCACCCGCAGAAGGTGGGGCAGTAACTCCTGAAAATTTTAACAGAAATGATTTAAATTTAATTTTGGAAAACACACTTTTTGATAGAGATAATACCTTAGATTTATCAAAAGGTAGATTATCTATCAATGAAATTGATGACAAAATAAATAAATTATTAAACAAGTAAGTATTTATCTAAAAAAATAGATATGGCAACTTTTGGTGAAATAAAAACTAAAATAGACGAAACTTTCATTAACTTATATGGTAAGGATGAGTTTAAATTTTTCAGCAATCAATTCAAAAAGATTGTTTTGGAAAATAAAGACATTGCGGAACTTTATTATATCTATAATGATTTGACAGAAAATAAAGGTATATCAGTAGACTTAGTTAATGACTATATTAATGAGTCTGTAGAGTACTCACAAATTTTGGTTGAAAATAATAATAAAGAATTAAGTAGAATTAATTCATGGATTAATAGAATCAATTTACATGGGGATGTAAAAAATATTTACGAAACAATTGATAATGTGATTTATAACAATTCTATTAAAAATCTTGAAAATATTTTAGAATCAAAAAAACAAATATCTAAAACTTTATCTACACCTAAAAAAGAAGTAACCATCAAAGAATCTATCAACTTACCTTTAGAGACTATGTTGAAAGTTGCAAACTCAAAACTTAATGATGAAATTACTAATTTGTCAGAAAGTGAAAAAAATGATATTAAAGAAATAGTTTCTCTATCTAAAACTGAGTTAGAAAATAGAATGGAAAACTTAAAGGAATGTATTATTGAAAACTTAAAAGTAAAAATAAACGAGTCTACTGAAAGTGATTTAAAAAATACAATTGAAAAAACTGTAACCAAAATACAAAACTCACCTGTTGATTTTTACAATTACTATAAGTTAAGACAACTCCAAGAAGGTTTATAATGAAATTTTTTAAAAACATGATGGAGGGGGCAAACGGTGGCATATCCTCTAAAAGATTTATTGGTCTATTATGTACTTTTTCTTTAATAATATCTTTATTCGTTTCTTTATTTAGTTGTGGAAGATATGAGGCTCCTGAAATTTTAATAGAAACAATTGGATTATTAGCGTTTGGGACTTTAGGATTGACATCCGTAGATTTTTTTACCAACAAAAAAAAGGATAATAAAAATCAAGAAGAAAGTTGATTTTTAATTTTTTGTATATAAACCGCCTTTATTTTTTTCTTTCTCGACTTAACGGACTTTTTCTCAAATTCTTGTCTGTCTCTTAAATGCTCAAGTTGTTTTGTTTTGTATATCTTGAGTTTATATTGTTTTAATGCTTGCTCAATATTATTTTTTTTAACTTCGATAATAATCATATTTTTTTTCTTTTTTTAAAATAAATATACTAATTTTTTTATGTTTTGACAAATTCTTTTATAATTGTTATAATTAAAAAAAATAAACCTCTTACATATGAAAAATGAAGAAAGGAAAAACATCAAAATTAAACATTTTTGATGATGCAAAATGTCAGTACGGAACAGTCGATTCCAAAAATTTCAAATCAATTTATTTAATTTTACAAACATGGGTCGAACCAAAAGATGATTACAGTAATTGGACATCAATTACAGGTAGTATAAAAAGACAAATTCTACACACACTATTAGAAGTTGTTGACCACAAAATTTTTGAAAAGAAGTGTATAGTTGACTTAGATTTAAGAACAAGTGGGTTACAAAAAAACAAAAAAAGTTTTTTGAATTTAGAAATTACATTGTTTATTCACAACCAATCATACGATTTCAAATCAATTCTTTTAAGGTCAAAAATAAAAAATATTTTCCAATCAATATATGTGGATGACTTAAAAAATTCACTTTATTTCACATTAAGTAAAACTAAATCAGCACAAATAGAAGAAATATAATATTTATCAATAAAAATATTATGAAAATTTTAGGACCAAAAGACACGGGTAAAGGGATTCTAGTTGAATGGGATGCTGGTATTATAAATCCAAATGAACCAAGAAACCAAAATTTGATTAGAGAATCTTATGGTCAGTTAGACCATTCTAAACCGTTTGTTTTTTACGCAACACTTCAAAAATGGGGAGTTCCAAATAGAAACGGTAGAGTATATCCTGAAAAAATATTAAAAAGAGAAGCTGAAAAATATCAAGATGTTATTAAAAAAGGAATGTCAATTTCTGAATTAAACCACCCTGAATCTTCTTTAGTAGATTTAGATAGGGTTTCTCATATTATAACTGAAACATGGTGGGAAGGAAATGTATTGATGGGGAAAATTAAATTATTAACAAGTCCCGGTTTTCACGAAAGAGGAATTGTAACATCTAAGGGTGATGTTGCTGCGAATCTTATGAGACAAGGAGTCACTATGGGAGTATCTTCTCGTGGGGTCGGGTCTTTAGTAAAAAAAGGAGACCAAAATGAGGTACAGGAGGATTTTGAATTAATTTGTTTTGACCTTGTATCATCACCATCTACACCAGGAGCTTATCTTTATTTGAATGCTGAAGATAGACCAAGATATGAAGAAAAATTGGCAGAACATGATAACGCTTCAGTTAGTGATAGTGGGTTAGAAAAATCTGTTGACTTAATGAAAAGATTGTCCGATTATTTAGGAAAGTAAAAAAATTAAATTATGGACGAAAAGTATTTTGTAGCAAAAATCACAACTGATATGGTTGATGACAACACAGGTAAAATTAAAAAAATGAGAGAAGAAAAATTGGTTAAAGGTTTTTCACCAACAGACGTTGAAGCTAAAGTAACTAAAGCTTATGAAAGTTACTCAATGGATTGGAGAATCACCGCAATCGTTGAAAGTAAAATTGACGAAGTTATTGAATAAAAAAATTCTTAACATTTTTATAAAGGTCCCCAAAAGGGACCTTTTTTATTTTTTAACGGTTTTTCATATAAAAAACAAACTTTTTGGAATATAGATATATTTATTATAAAAATAAACGCAAAATTATATGCTTTTTTAAATGAGTAACAGAAAATCAGAATCGTTAGTAGAGGAGGCTTTATTACAAATGAAGACCATCGAAGAGGCGATTAGTGAAAATGCAAAAGGAATACTTGCTTCAACCATGAAACAAGAAATCGGCGAATTAGTAAGGGAATCTATAATGGGTTCTAAAAAATCCTTAAAAGAACAGGCACAAGGTGGTGAACAACCACAACCACAAGGTTCAGAAGAAGAAGGAGAAGAAGTAGAAGTATCAGGTGAAGAGGAAGTGGAATCACTACCAGCACCAAGTACTGATAATGGTATGGAAGGAGCTCCTGAAGGCCCAACTGAAGAACTACCTCCACTTGATATGACAAAATCACCAATGTCCGACGTTATGAAAGTTTTCAAAGCGATGGGAGATGAAGATGGTTTTATCATTCAAAAAGATGGTAATTATGTTCACTTGAAAGACGGTAAAGCAAATACCGAATATCTAATCAGTATGGAAGTTGACGAACCTGAAATGCCAACAGAACAACCTGTCGAAAACATGGCTGAAAATACAACATATGAGTTGGTTTTTGAAGACGATTCGATGGCGAATGAAATGGACTATAACGAAGACATGAACATGGATGAAATGTATATGGATGAAATGGACTATAACGAAGGTATGGGTCATATGAACATGGATGAAATGTATATGGATGAAATGGACTATAACGAAGATATGGGTCATATGAACATGGATGAAATGTATATGGATGAAATGGACTATAACGAAGATATGGGCATGGATGAAGAAGTTTATGAAATCGACCAAGAATCACTTGAAAATGTTGTTGAAGCGTTTAAAGCGAAAGGTAAAATTGGAAAACTTAAAACCAATATTTATCCTTCAAAATTAAAACACGGTGTTACTGAAACAGACGAAGATGAAATTTCAGACGGATGGATGGATGAAGAGGAAGATGATGACGTTGAAGCAACTGAAGCCGCTAGAACTTATGGAAATGGTTCTAAAAAAGGTAGAGGTTTAAGAAAGGGAATCACTCCAAACAGAAATTTAACGTTTGAATCTCGTGAATTGGAATCTTTAAGAGAAAAAAATGAAGAGTATAGAAAAGCATTAGACTTTTTTAGAAATAAATTAAATGAAGTTGCAATTTTCAATTCTAATTTGGCTTACGCTACTAGATTGTTTACAGAACACTCAACAACAAAACAAGAAAAAATCAACATCTTAAGAAGATTTGACACTGTTGAATCTTTGAAAGAATCAAAATCACTTTACAGAACAATCAAAGAAGAAATTGGTGAATCACCAAACTCTATGATGAACGAATCTATTGCACAAAAAGTTGTTAAAACTCCAAGTAATGGTTCATCATCAAACTTGATTGAATCTAAAGCTTACGAAAATCCTCAATTTATGAGAATGAAGGATTTAATGAACAAAATAAAATAAAAAATAAAAATAAACTCTAAAAAAAATTAAAAAATGGGAGCATTATTAGAATCAGGTCTTGTTGGTAACATCGGGTTAAAACACCTTAAAGTTATCAAAGAAGATACAATTAACAAATGGGATAGATTAGGATTCCTAGACGGTCTTAAAGGACACATCAAAGAGAACATGGCACAGTTATATGAAAACCAAGCGTCTCACCTAATTAACGAAGCTGCGTCTTCAGATAGTTCAGGTTCTTTCGAAACTGTAGTTTTCCCTATCGTTAGACGTGTATTCTCTAAATTATTGGCTAATGATTTAGTATCGGTACAAGCAATGAACTTACCTATCGGTAAATTGTTCTACTTTATCCCTAAAATCCAAGGATATTCTGGTGGTGTTATTACAAACACTGTAGGAGTTGTTTCAGGTGACCATTATGCACCTATTGGTTCGCCAAGTAACCCGTCCACTAACACACAAGCTGGATACTCAACAGGAACTGGTGACTACAATTCAACGTACCAAAAAAATCTTTATGATTTATTTTATGAAGGAGCAGAACCAGGATTAAATCCAGCAGGTTTGTTTGATTACTCAAAAGGTCAATTTGTGACTGTTACTGGTAGTACACCTACAGTTGCTTGGTCTGGCGGAGCATTAGTTGCTTCAGCTTACACTACAAACACTAACTTAGAATACAGAAAAATCTTAGTTGCTTTATCTGGATTTACAAATGCTGGTCTTGGAAAACTTATTGGTCCTGATGGTCAAGAAATTGATACAGAATCTTTTTTATCTAATCTTGTACTTTATACTGCCGACTCTACAGCGGCTTCAAACCTTGGTACATCTACTTTCACACCACTACTTTATAGAGTTGTTACTCAAAAGTACGGTCAAGGAATTGTAGGACCTACTTCAACTTTAACACAAGCACCTTTCGGAAGTGGTTTTGCAAGTAACTCAGCAGGTAATGGTGGTTACTATGACAACGTTTGTTCTCAAACAGGATTTATCTACTTAGAAATCGACGCACAAGTACCTGTATGTGTTTCTTGTTCTAACGCAGCTACAATCGACGGATATTCAGGAGCAACTTTAACTGCATCTTCTTGGTCAGGAACTCAAGGTAACACAATTATTAAAGCGGCTTGGAGACGTTACAAAGAATTAGAATTTGAAGACCAAATTGGTGAGGTTTCTTTTGACCTTGAGTCAGTTACTGTATCAGTTACAGAAAGAAAACTAAGAGCACAATGGTCTCCTGAATTAGCACAAGACGTTTCTGCATTCCATAACATTGATGCTGAGGCTGAATTAACAGCTTTATTATCTGAGCAAGTGGCAGCAGAGATTGACCGTGAAATTCTTCGTGACTTACGTAAAGGAGCGGCTTGGAACTTACGTTGGGATTACAACGGATGGAGAAGATTGTCTAACACAACTTCTTACACTCAAAAAGACTGGAACCAAACTTTGATTACAGCAATCAACCAATTGTCTGCACAAATCCACAAATCTACTTTGAGAGGTGGAGCGAACTGGATTGTTGTTTCTTCTGAGGTTTCTGCAATCTTTGATGACTTAGAATACTTCCACGTATCTAACGCATCTCCTGAGCAAGACCAATACAACATGGGTATTGAAAGAGTTGGTACATTAGCAGGTCGTTACCAAGTATACCGTGACCCTTACTTCCCAGCAAACCAAGTATTGTTAGGACACAAAGGAACGTCATTGTTAGATACAGGTTACGTTTACGCACCATATGTACCTCTACAATTAACACCTACAATGTACAACCCATTCAACTTTACACCTATCAAAGGTATTATGACAAGATACGCTAAGAAAATGGTTAATAACCGTTTCTACGGACGTATCACAGTTGATGGAGTTCGTTCATTTGACTTAAACGAATTGAGATAATCAATTTAAAGGTTAATATAAGAAAAAGGTCAGATTTATCTGACCTTTTTTTATTAAACAAATATTTATTAATATGATTAAAAAAATTGTAAAGAAAATATTATTAGAGGCCAGTACAAGTAGATATGGTGGTTATTACAATGGCCCTCTTACAATGGGTGAAATGGATTGGGATGATGATGAACTTGGCCCATTTACTAAAAAAGTATCTAAATATTACAATGCCGACTTAGAATATGATAGTTACGACGGTTCTATGGAGTCAAATAAAAATAAAGTTAAAAGATTACAACAAAAATCAAAAAAAATAAGTAAATATAATAAAACACACAAACACCTTAGTGATGAAGAAGGTGGGCCAATCAATCCTACACCAGGTAGAAATAAAAAAATAGTACCTATTAAAGAATGGGTAGAATTAGATAAAATTACACTTAATGAAGATTTGGCTGTATGGTTTGGTAAAAAGAAAAAACCAAAAGGTTCATCTCAACCAAAAGGCCCATGGGTAAATATTTGTAGAAAAGTTGACGGTAAACACCCCCCTTGTGGTAGACCTGATACAAATAAAGGAGCATACCCAAAATGTAGAGCATCTGGAGTTGCAGGTAAAATGAGTGATTCAGAAAAAAGAGCGGCTTGTCAACAAAAAAGAAAGGCGGAGTCCAAAGACACACAAACAGGTAAAGGTCAAAAACCTATTATGACTTCATACAAACCAAAAAAGAAAAGGACCCAAAATGAGTCCTTAGATATTATTATTAATCGTATATTGAATAGTATTTAACAATAAGGTGGTGAACACCTTTTTTTACCGTCTAACCCTTTTACTTTACCTTTACATACTTGTATTGCGTGGCCATTTGCGTAAGCTGAGGGGTACACGTCATACTTTGCCTTTGCAGATGCTTTACCACGGGCACATAATTTAGTTCCAGTTTTTTTTCTACCTTCTGACATCATTATATCTTCGTTGTCAAAATTCATAGACATGTTCATATTATCTTTTTTAGTTTCATTCATTAAAAAGTCAAATACTTGGTCCATGTTATTTTTTGCTTCAGCAATATGGTCTTGAGCCCAATCGTGACCATTTTCTAAAATGTTTTCTATCATAGAATGGTCCATCTCTAACAACATATCACATTGTCTTCTCATTTGTTGTAAATTAGAAAAGAACATATATCTTGAAGAATTTTCTTCTTGTGTCTCTCTAATTACTTTTTTAATAATATAATCTAAATTTTTCATTTTTTTAAGAATTTAATCCGTTAAATCCACCAATAGTCACCATATTTAACTGAACAACAGTTCCTCCTGTAAAATCACCATAATTGGGGTGTGGTGGAGTAACAACAACAACAGAACTTCCTGTTCCTCCTGTTGTACATATATATTCACATATTGTGACTTCGGTATTTGCGCTTGTAGTTGCCATTTTATTTTATAAATATACGTTTATTTTTTATTTACAATTTGAAACTGTAATTCTCTTTTATAAGTATCAACATTTCTATCACTTACAACTTTAATATCAACAAAATATTCATTTGGTATTTTATCTGTGGTGTCAAAGATAAAATAAAAACCGTCAGGGACTTCATTTACTCTTGTCCAATCTTGTACTTGAACTTCAGTACTTGCACCTTCTCTTACATAAATTCTATAATATGCCTCTACTGTTGTTAGTGGTGTGTTTGTTGAATATGCTTGTTTTATAATTACGTTGACTTTTCTTATGTCAGTATTTAATACTTTTTCGTTTTGTCTAATTCCGTTAAATTCAAAACCATATATTTTCGGTTGTTGAGTGACAGAACCTATTTGGAAGTTTCCATTTTTAGCCAATAATGCAAATTCTAAAGTCACATTAGAAATTGACGTAGAACTTACTGACAATCCTTTCCAAACATCATAATATAAACAAGGTATTGTTGATGCTGTTAAATTGTTTACTGAACACTTGTAAACTCCTTTAGTCACTTGACAAGTGGATAAACCTGTAAATCCTGATACGGCAACACCATTTAAATCAAATATATCAACTGTTGGTAAATTATCTAAATTAACAGCATTTCCATTTTCATACACATACAAATACAATTCATTATTATTACCTGAATAAAATTTGTTTCTATCATCAATAATTAAATCGTTATAATTAGTTTCTAAAAATGGTTCATAAAAAGTTTGAGTGTGAGGGGAGAAAAACCCTACTGAATAATTTTCAGTTAAACCACTAATATTTTCAACATCAGGATAAAATGCAATTCCCCATCCTGTGACACCAGTTAATGTGCCATTTAAAATGTTATTTATTTCATTTGTCATGTTAAATTCAATATCTTCATTACCAAATTCAAAATGTTGTGTTGCTACGATTGTTAATGCCGAATAATTTAATCCCGATAATGAACCAATTTTTGAGTTGGTATTATCATATATACCATTAACACTCCAACCACTTACCGTTGTTGTTTCAAACCAATTGGACGCTCTTTGTGAATATGACCTATCATTTAAGTTTGTTACTTGATAATCATAGTAATCGTATCCAACACCGCTGTCCCAATTTTGAGGAACACCCGTGTTTCCTAAAGTTTTTGGTATTCTAAATAGAACTAAATCGAAAGATGTTGCTCTTCTTCTTCCTTGTGATGTAGTTGAATTTAAAAGACTTTCATCAAAATATGATGTATTTGTCATTCTTAAAGTGTGAGTAAAATTTGTTCCACATCCTGAAGTGATAATTTTATCTGAAATTCTTGACTGTAAATCTGTTAAATCTAAGTCAAAAATATATCTACTAAACCCTATTGGCGCATTAAAATTATCAACACGACCGTAGAACAACTCAACAATAGGGTTTCTACCTGTGTTGGTGTAACTATTTTGTATTAGAGTATTACTTTTATCGAAATATGACCTGTAAATTGACATTAAACTATTTTATATATAAATAGTTAGTTAATCCGAATATTACTATTTAAAACTTTTTGATATGCTTCTAACATTTTTTTAGTCAATTCATCTATACTTGTACCGTCATAAGAAACTCCCGATGGTGGTAATAACGGGTACGGGTGTACGTGACTAACTAAAAACCCAACGATTGATTCTAAAAGTTCCAACAGTTCTTCTCCTCTAACCATTGATGAGGTTTTAGGTTCTATTTCATCAAAAACTTGTTCAGGACTAATCCCTCCAACAGAACCTGATAAAGTAATTTTACCCTGTGAATTTTGTGAATTATGTGAAAGTAAATATAACTGAGATGCCCCAATCAACCCAACAGTATTATCTATTTCTTCAGTATCAATTGGTGTGAAAACTTCTCTTGATGGTAAAAATGGTAATTCAGGACTAACCTTTCTGTCTAATACCAAACCATAACCAGGACTAATATCTGTTGTAGTTATTAATACTTTTGATAATAACTGATTCATATTTGTAAAATCGGTTATGTTATTTTGGTCGGGTAGTGATTTTATAATATTTCTAATTCTTTTTGAGGGTCTATAATAAAAAGGAAATTGTAGTTCGTTACTTGAATTATTATTTGAACCTACATTAGCGTTAGTTGGTATATTTGATATTAAAATACTTGGATTATCTTTTAGTGCTACAACTTGGTCTGAAACAAACTTCGCAAAATCATCAATACCTAATGGTGAATCAATTTTTATAATTCTTACTTTAGATAAAGTTGTTCCTGTTATTTCAGTGTCCCACTCAAATTGGTTTGTTTTTGTCGCCTTAGATTCTCTATCAGGTAGTTGATAGATTGTTACATCTCCTTGAAAAACTTGTGGAGCACTTTCAGGGTTATAAACATCATACTCTAAAAGATATTTTATTTGTTGTTCATTTCTTTGTAATCTAATATAAGACTTGGGTGTACCATATTTTAATTTACTTGTAAATTTTGATAATTGAACAAAGGCTCTATTATCATCATAATCCGGTATTTCACCCGTTTTAAATGGTTTATGTTTTCCGGCTCTTAATAATAAATCATTATTTTTTATTATCATATCAGAAGTTCCTCTTCCATTAATTGATATATCTTCAGGTTCAGGAAATACACCAAGATTATTATTATTCGGGTATGTTTTAGAATACGGGTCTTTAATATTTGGTAAATTTACTCTTGAGTTAGAATTACCCATATCAGTGTGGGTTCTAAAAGACCTATAGTCTTCATTAAAAATTGTGGTTGGTGATGAGTATGGTGCAAGAATATAAAATCTATTTTTACCTTTAGTTAGTTTATTATTAAAGTAAATAATCATAACCGCCTCATCTACTTTTGGAACTTGATTAACAAAATAAGGTAAAAAAGGTAAAAATATAAAAGGGTCTTTTTCACCCCAAGGACCATTCAAAGTACTTTTACTATTTTCGTCAAACCCTTGTTTTGCCCCTTCCATTGCTTGAATATTTTCTTGTATGGGTTTACATCGTATTCTTCCAAGCATTAATGGGTCTTGGTTGTCAACACAGACACCAAAAAATATTATCTGACTATCCTGTAGAGGGTCGTTTTCAGGCATTATATATTATTTGTTCTTTTGTTTATTTCTTCTAAAATTTTGTTATAACTTTCTTCAGTTGTGTCTAAATGATGTGTTAATTTGAGTATTAAATCCTTGGTTTTTTCAAAATCTTGATATAGAAATCCCAAAACCTCAATTAATTCTTTATTGGGTCTTTTTTTATACTCAGATAAAACTTCCAAAACTTTTTCGGATGATATTTTAATATGATTTTCCAACTCCTTTTGATGGTAATGTAATACCTGCCGGTGTCATAGTCAATGGCGGAATAAAAATTTCCGTTTTCCCATTTTCCGCTTGTTCTTGATTCATACCCTTGACCATAGACATCATGGACATATTCATAAAGTTAGGTCCGCCATCAGGAGCACCACCTGTGGGTAGACCTTGTTTTTGTAGGTTCTCAATTACATTAGAAAATGCCCTAGTATCAGAAACCCCACCTAATAGTGATGACCCTGCCAATATAAACTGAGGTAGTCCTAAACTTAATTGTGAAAGACCTAAATTTAAAAGTTTCAATATTTCGTCTATAACACTTTTACAATTTCTAAAATCTACAACGGCCTGACCAATAACTAATAAAATGTATACTATTGATGCATACATACTAATTTGTTTATTTTTTGCTTCTTTAACGACCTCCAATAAAATTGTTTCTACCAACACTTTAATTTGTTTTTTTAGTATATTGAATAATTCCTCAACAAAAATAGCTGTAATTTTTTTCATAAAATTTAAAATAAACTTTTTGAAAGTTTTCATGAAGTTTGTTAAATCATCAAACAAGTCGTCTAATTTTTCTGATATTTCATTTTTTATCGCTTTAACCATTATTAAAAAACCTAACATAACTTTAGGTGATAATATTGTTTTTAAAATCATTCTTGGAAGACCTAAGATGATATTACTTTGAAGTGATGCTAATAAGTTTAAATCTAAACCAAGACCCGGAATTAAAGATTTCCATTTTGGGTCATTTGCAATATCTTCTAATGACTTTTCAAATTTTTCTATTTTAGAATTATTTGAGTTTTCATTAATAATTTCATCTTGAGATTTTCTATCGGCTAAAACATCTATTGGTAGTTTAATTCCTCCACAATCTTCAAACTCAACAACCCCATCAACAGTATTATTAACTTTTTGTTCAATAACCATTAATTCTTGGTTTGTAACATCAAAAAAAGAATCATCTATTTCATCTATGTCACTAAGTTTTGATGTTCCTGCAACATCAATTTTTTTGTTTGGGTCTTCGCAAATTCCCATGATTCTTTTTAAAACAGTCATGAATTTGCTCTGTTCTTTTAATTCATCACTACTTAAACCAGCGGAAAAATCAAAAGAACCTGTAAGTAAATTTTTTAAGTTTACTGATAAATTATCAAAAGGCATAATGTCTATACTTGTATAATAATCTTGTAAAAAATCAGTAACTGACGTTCTATTATTAGCTTGATTATTCAAGGTCACTTTGAAAAAATCACCAGTAACTTGTAAATTGTTTGGGCCTAAATAATTTTGTACGTATTGTATATCAAAAATTTGGGATTGTGACGCCCCTTGATATGTTTGACCATTACCTCCCGTATTATCTTGTGAAAAGGATTGTGATGGGTTTTGTAATCTTTTATAAAGTTGTTGATTCATTGCATATGGAAATGAACCATTATTTGTAGTATTTTTTTCGTATTGATATTTGAAATCTTCGTCATCAGGTGAATTTTTTAATATTTTAAATAAATCCACTTGATTAACTTTTATATAAATTGGTTGGTTAGCAACGCTACCATATGACTGTTCTTCAGAACACCCAATCGTTGAAACTATTTCACTTACTAACGTTTCTTGTATTTTTGATTTTGTGTTTGTTGCGGCTTGTAAAAAAACGTTAGTTAAAAGTTTTAAAGATGACCCACCACCACTTGGTAAAGTTGATTTGAATAACTCTAAAAGTTGTTCTAATTGACTTTTTATTTCATTTTTTATTTGATTTTTTTTGTCTTGACCACCTTTTTTTAAATCATTGATTGATTTTTGAACTTCGCTTTTTTTCTTATCGGTACTAGCCTTTGTTTTTTCTTTTTGTTGTTTTAAATCGTCTTCCTTACTTTGTTTTACAGTTTGGTAAGCACTAATTTTACTTTTAGCTTGTGAATAACCTTGATTGATGTCTAAATTTGCCATTATTTTTCAAGTGTAAAATTATTGTCGTTATTTTGACTAATGTCTTTTTGAATTAAACTTTGAAGAACTGTTTCATCCATATCAGACAATGAAAAATTTTCTTCTTTAGAACTGTTAGATTTTTCCCAAATTGTAGATTGAAGTTTAGAAAGACTCAACTTTTTTTCAATAGTGTCGTTGATGATTTTTTGTTGTTCTTTTATAACAGGACCAATAACAGTCATGTCTTCAGCATCTTTAAGAAGAGCTAACATTTTATTTTGAATCCTAATGGCCGTTGACCTTTGTTCAACTAATTCGTTGTATATCTCTTGCATTAAACCTAGTACTGAATCTTTGTTTAACGCAATTTCTTTTTTTCTCTTTCTATCCATACTCAATAAATAGATAAATTTTAATTATTATTTATTCTTCTAATAGTATTCAAATAAAGAATTTTATATTTTTTTAGATATGTTCTTATTTCTTTTGTTGATAAATTTGTCATTTCTCGAAGTGAAAGTAAAACTATATTTTTATTAAACTTATTGTTGTCATTTCCAATAAAAATATTACCATAATTTTCAAATAATTCAATCAAGGCATTTCCAAGTTTAAATTCTCCATCTGCCATTGATGTATTTTTAACGTGGTCTTTTAAGTCTTTTAAAAATATATCTATTATTTTTTCAGCATCAATTTTTTCAAACTCTAAATAATAAACCATGTCAGGTCTGTTCTCCAATACTTGTGAAATATCTTCATAAGACACTTTTCTATTTGTTTCTTTTTGGTCTTTTTGTATTTGACCCATCAAATAGTTCTTACAAATCGTACCAAAATAAGAATATGCTTTTTTGTTTTTGGCTGGTTTAAATTTATCAACCTTTGTCATTAAAAAAGAATGTGTATCAGTATGTAAATCTCGATACTCCATATCTTTTCTATAAAGTTTGTAGCGTCTTATGATTGATTCAATCATCTTATCTAACGGTTCTTTAAGAAATTTATTATAAATCTCTTCTTTTTCTATTTGAGTTTCGGCGGTGATATAATCTTTCACCGCCTCTTCCTCTCTCACATCAAAATAATTTTTACTTTTTTTTTCTGTCTTTTTCTTTTCGTCTAAATGTTCAGGGTTTGACTCCTCTAAAAACATTATACATTTTGTGGTTCGTATTTTATGTTCCTATCGGTTGTAAAAAAATGTTCTTTTTTTGCCGACTCAATCCAAAAAGAAACCTCATCATCTGTAATCTTACTTTCCCCATTTTTATAATTCCAAAATATAGAACCTGGTCTTAAATTCATGTGTTTATAACCAATTCTTGGAATTGTCATAATTTTAACAGAATTGTAAGTTAATCTTAATAAGAACTCATACACAAAAGTTAATTTCATACTTGATTTAAACCCGCCGTTTTCTTCATAAACTGACTTTTTAATAACAATTCCACTTGATTGAAAATTTTGATAATTTAAAAGTGTATCATTATTTAAGTAACCAACTTCTGAGTTCATACTTACCGCAAATGTTGCTTCATTTGTAAACCCAACAAAAACTCCTTTTTCATCAGTATCAACAACAATAGGTAAAAATGCATCAACTTCAGAATAGGCTTTGTTATACCTATCGAAATTTTTAAACCAAATTGTAGAATATTCATCATCAAATTCTAAAATAGAAATCCAAGTACTTTTAGCGTGTTTTACACCAATATTTACTTGAGAAGAAAAATCAAATTCATTTTGATTTTCTACCATAGTAACTGTTAAACCACTAAAGTCGTAATTATCTAATTTATTTTTTAATAACTCTTCACCCGAATGAACAATTACTAATTCATTAATAGGTTTGGTTTGTGTTTGAATGGATGTAATGGCTCTGTTGAATAAATCTTCAAACATGATATTATTTGCCGAATCAATTGGTAGAATTACCGATACATCTAATTTTTCTAAGTTTTCCATAATATTATTTTTCTTCAGTTATTTTTAATTTTTCTAATTGTTGGCTAAACATTTCTTTTCTCACGTTAAAATAATCAACAAACAAAGATTCAATTTTATTATCAAATGATTCTTTATTTTGATACTTTTCACCTGTTTCAGACATTTTAGTATACAACTCTTCGTTGATGTTGTCTTCTAACCAATTTTGTGCAAAATTTGCTAAAACGTCGATAATTTCGTTAAAAGAATATGTCCAAATACCGTTATTTTCATTCATCCAATCAGGTTTTAAATTAGGAACCACACCAATTACTGGAGTGTTTGAAATCATACTTTCGATTGGGAATGTACCAAACCCTGACTCTCTATCAACCCAAACTGAAACAAAAGATTCTTTTAAAAATTTTGAAAAGTCTGTTTGACTAATGTTTTTCATATCTCTAAAAGTAAACCAACGATACTGAGGATATTTCAAATAAAAACTTTTGATAATTTTTGCAGTGTCTCTTGGTTCTCTACAGTGAATAGAAACAATTGGTTTTGATGGTTTGTCTTTTTTACTGAACACTTCAGAGATAAGTGGTTCAACAACGTCAACACTTACATTTTTAAAAACTGATTTAATATATTCTTTTTGAAATTCAGAAGTACTAATACTTTTCAAAAACCCATAATTAGCCCATGATATACCTGGAGGTAAAGTTTCTAACATGTAATCATATGCTTGACACAACACCAATTTACCACATGGATAATTTTTAAGTTGTTCCATAACGTGTGCATACAATTCAGGAATAACAACAAAATCTTCAGGAGAAATAGGAAGGTTCTGACCCTCAATTGCGATATGCTCCATTTCCATGTATTCTTTTCCTAACCAATCACCAACACCTTGGTAATCTTTTGTTTCGTGAATCATTTTCACGTTAAATCCTTTGTTTAACAAGGACATAGCCATTTGATAAATGTAAGAAACACCGGCCTTTGGGTTTCCTTTTGTGTCTTGAACTAAAAAATAAATTCTTGCGGTTTTATTTCCAAGTTTTTCAACTGACGTTTCAATTTTTTTAATTTTGTCTAATTCCATTTTATTATAACTTTTTTATTATGTTGTTTATTAGTAAAGTATTGAATGCGAATTTAAAAGGGATTGATAAATTTTTGGCACTATGTATACCTAAATTTTCATCAAGCTCTTCTCTTTCGGATAATATAACATCTACTAAATTTTTATATACTTCCCATTTTGAAACACTTATGTGTGGTTCAATTTGACCGTCAACTTCGGTTGATTCTAAAGTTGGGTTGGCAATTGCAATTTTATTTTCTATCTCCTGTACGTCGATATAATATCTTTCACCTAAAAATTCTAACATATTCCTAATTTTTGTAAACATTCATCTAATTCTTTAAGTGAACCGATTTCGTGTTCAGATTTATTTGTTTTGTTGTACTGAGTATTAAACTTTATAACAACTTTATTTTCTGGATGGTCTTCAATTAAACTTGGATTCGCACTAACTAATACGTCGACCTCATCCCAAATTGAGTTTTTAGTGGTGTCTGAATAAAATTTAATTTTTTCAATTTGACAACCAAACTTTGATAAAAAAAATAATGTGGCCGGTTTAGATTTACCAATTTCATCAGATATAATTACAATATCATTTGTACTTCGATATTTTAAATAAATGTCATTTAAGGTATGAAATGTGTGCATCTCTGAAGATTCAGCATGACCAAATATTTGCATCGCAAATTCTTGATATAAAAACTCATAAAGTTCATCATCAGACTTAAACTTAAAATGGTTTAATAAATTAAGGCTGTCAATATTACCTAACACCTCGTATTCAAACTCTTCTTCCTGTATAATTGATTCAGTATTACCTGATTCATCCAAAATATAAGTTTTTTCTGTTGAGTTGTTTTCAATCAAAAACTTTTCATAAGTTTGTTGAATTTTACCCAAGGTATTTCTTAATACACCATTAACCTCAATTCCTATTTTCTTCATCGTATCTTTCTAAAATTTTACCAATTAATGGGTTTCTTACGTTTTTTGCATTTCTAAAATCATAAATTCCAATATCGTTCACATTTTGAAATCTTTGAAGAGCGTCGTATAGTCCTGATTGTTTTTTATCTTTATATCTGTCGGTTTGTTCTAAGTCACCAGATATGAAAAATTTACTATTAAAACCGATTCTTGTCAATAGTAATTTAATTTGATTTGGAGTTGCATTTTGAGCTTCCTCAAATATTAAAATAGAATTATCAATATTCATACCCCTCATATATGCTAAAGCAAAAACTTCAATTATTTCGGCCTCTTTTAGTTTTTCTCTGGCATCCTTACCAATAATTTTGTTTAATAAATAATAAGATGGAAAAATATAAGGGTCTAATTTCTCTTCTAAATTACCTGGTAAAGAACCCAATTTTTCTTCAGCCTCAACTGCGGGTCTTACAATTATTATTTTTTCATATGAGTTCGATGGGTCAATTAATAAATCGACAGCCGCTTTCATAGAAATGTAACTTTTACCAACACCCGCAGGTCCTGAACAGATTGTAATTTGATTACTTAATAAAATATCGTAGTAGTCTTTTTGATTATCAGATAAAAATTTACTTTTTTGTTTTCTTTTGATTGTTGCATTTATAAAATCTTTTTTTGAAAATGTTTGTGGAATTACAGTCTCTTCTGTTGTTATTTTTTTTCTTGTCATTTGGTTATTTTCTTACAACATTATAGTAATTTTCAAAATATTCAATAGTTTCTTTTAATCCATCAAAGAGGTTTGTAAAATTAAAGTCAGGTAAATAACTTTTAATTTTGGAGTTGTCTGAAGGTTTTCTATATTGTCCGTCAGGTTTTGTTGTATCAAACTTAACTTCACCTTTAAAATTCATAATTTCAACTATTATACCCACAACTTCTTTTATTGAAATCTCGTCCGAGGTAGAAAGTATTATTGGTTCGTTTTCGTCATAGTTAAAAAGAACCCACTCGGTTAATTTAGCAACATCTCTACTAAAAATAAACTCTCTTAGTGGATTCCCACTACCCCAAATAGTTAGTGGTGTTTTATGTTCTCTTGCTAAATAACATTTATGAATTAGTGAAGGAATTACGTGACCATTTTTGATGTCATAATTATCGTTTGGGCCATAAATATTAGTAGGTATAACTGATTTATAATTTAAACCGTATTGTTCTTTATATGCGCGTATTTGGACATCAACCATACGTTTTGCGTAAGCGTAAGCGTCATTTGAAAAATGAGGTGGACCCATGTGTATTTTTTTTTCAGTTAATGGGTATTCCGTACTATCAGGAAAAATACATGTTGACAAAAAAGATACTAAATTTTTAACACCACTAATTCTTGCCGATTCAATCACATTTGTATTTATCATAATATTTTCATAAAAAAATTCTCCCTTGTGATTTATATTACTACCCAATCCTCCCACTCTACCTGCGGTGTGAATTACACTTTCAAACCTTTTCAACATTAAACGATTCGCGTCATCCGTATTTTTGAGATTATATTCTTTGGACGTTGGCTTATAATATTTTTCACCAACAAACTCAGAACCCACTAAACCATTACCACCTGTAACTAATATCTTACTTATCATAATAATTTAACCAGTATTGAATCATTTCATCTAACATTGACTCGAATGTGTATTCAGGTTCCCAATTTATTTTTGACTTCATTTTGGATGAATCTCCTTTTAAATTATGTAATTCTTCCGGTCTAAAATTTTTCTCATCTACCACAACATAATCTTTGTAATTTAAATTAAGTTTTGAAAAAGTGTATTCGCACAAGTCTTTTACAGAATGTGATACTCCTGTGGCGCATACATAATCGTCTGGTGTTTCTGTTTGTAGCATTAACCACATAGCCCTTACATAATCTTTAGCATGCCCCCAATCTCTACTGGCTTGTAAATTACCTAAACTTAATTTATTTTGTAAACCAAGTTTAATTCTTACGGCACCCTTTACCACTTTATTAGTTACAAAATTAGTTCCTCGTCTTGGTGATTCGTGATTAAAAAGTATGCCGTTCCATATTTTCATGTTATATGAATTTCTATAATTTCTACATATATTATAAGAAAATACTTTTGCACAACCATAAGGTGAAACGGGGTTCATAGGGGTCGTTTCTCTTTGGAACCCGTCTTTGTCTACCATATTACCAAACATTTCAGAAGATGATGCTTGATAAATTTTTGAATGTGGTGACACCATTCTGACCGCTTCTAATAAATTTAAAGTCCCTAAACCAGTTGTGTTTGTTGTGTATATTGGTTGGTCAAAACTAACTCGAACATGTGATTGAGCAGCTAAGTTATAAATTTCGTCAGGTTGGACTTTTTGAATAATATTTACCAAAGAAGCCATATCTGTTAAATCACCGTACTCCAAATTTATAATTTTATTTTCCCTCAAGTGTTCAATTCTTGATGATTGTGTTTCTGGTACTGAATTTCTTTTTACCATCCCCCATACTTCATAACTTTTATCTAATAAAAATTCAGTCAAATATGAACCATCTTGACCATTTATACCTGTTATTAAAACTTTTTTTTTATACATTTTTAATTTTTATTTGATTATCAATCCAGTGTAAGGTTTTTTCTAAACCATATTTAAGTGGTTTAGAAACCTTCCACCCAACGGTTTTTTCATAAAGACTGTTGTCGGATGTCCTACCTCTAACACCTATAGGACATTTGAATCCATATTTTTTAATAAATTCATCACCAAAAATATTTTTAATTTTTATATCCTTACCTGAGATGTTAATTGCCATTTGTGCTAATTCATTTATTGTAACTTTTTCTTCAGAACCAATATTAACCGGGTTTGTAAAATTACTTTCCATAAGTTTAAAAACCGCCTCTAAACACTCATCAATGTAAAGAAATGAACGTGTTTGTTGACCGTCACCCCATACCTCAATTTGGTCACCATTTTTTGATTCACAAACCTTTCTACACATAGCCGCGGGAGCCTTTTCTTTACCCCCAACCCACGTACCAAAAGGACCGAAAATATTGTGAAATCTGGCGATTCTAACATCTAACCCATAGTTTCTATTGAATGCTAAATATAACCTCTCACTAAATAATTTTTCCCACCCATATTCGGAATCTGGATTTGCGGGATACGCTGAAGATTCTTCGCAATTTGGGGTTAATGGGTCTAATTGGTTGTGTTCGGGGTACATACAAGCTGAAGAAGAATAAAAAACTTTTTTAACTTGTTTTTTAACACACTCATGAACTACATTTAAATTAATTAATGCCGAATTATGCATAACATTCGCATCATTTTCTCCTGTAAAAATATATCCCGCACCACCCATATCTGCTGCCAATTGATAAACTTCATCAACTCCTTCTTCAATAACTAATTGGACAACGTTAGGGTCTCTTAAGTCACCTAAAACAAATTCATTACATATTTCTTCGTGTTTGAAATATTCGTGTTTTTTTATATCACATATTCTAACATGATTACCTTTTTCTTTTAAACTTTTGGCTAAATGTCCACCTATGAATCCACCGCCACCTAAAACTACAATTTTTTTCATTTTTTTATCTACCTATATTGTTTATTAATACGTCGAAAATTTTATAATTTAAATCTTTATTAATAGAAAGTGCTCCTAAAAACATATTACTAGCACCTCCTAAAACAAAATGGCTTTTACTAGCCGCTATGACATCTATTATACAATCTTCGGTTTCACGTATAAATGATTCATCACTCATACTTATATTCCTACCCCCATCCCAATCAGTTTTATAATCATTAACTCTATGTCTATTCTCAAAATAAATTAAATTATTTCCATATTTTTCTTTAAGAATTTCCACAACAGGTAATAATTGTGTTATTAACAATAATTTATCAAAATTTTTCATTTTATCATCAATCTCTTCAAAAATTTTTTCATACGAAAAATCACCAACATAATGGTCTGAATACCTAATCATAGCACATAAAATTCTATGATTATTTCTAAAAAATGGGTCGACTTCTACATTGATTCTTTTTTTTAAGTTTGGTGATAAATCTAACCTTTCCCACTGTTTATTAAATTCAGACCTAATTTTTTTAATTTCTGAATCGTCAAAATATTGTTTTACATCACAACCCCTACCCTCATATTTAATTAAATGTTCTGGATAATTTTTTATAATGTTTTTAATTTCATAAGGGTATTGCTCAACATATTTAGAGTTATATGGGTATAAACCAACATTTTTAATATTAAAAAACATATCAAAAATGTTTTCACTTGTTTGTGAAAAATTAATTAAATTTAAATCTGAAGTACCATAATTTAATAAAGTGTTACCTGAAACCTTTGTTTTATTTCTAAAATCAAAAAATAAGTTTATTGTATCTCTATTTTTTTCTTGTACGCACATCCAAGAAATGTACTTCAATATTGTACTGAAAGTTCCCGCCGCATTTGAAATAATTAAATTATACATAACTACAATATAAATCTTCTCCGCTTAAAAATTTAAAATAATTATACCCAATACTTTCTAATAGGGTTTTAAGTTTATCTTCTTCAACACCACACTGAGACATGTTAAGTTTTTGATACTCAATTACTAAGTCTGGTTTGTGTTTTTGTAAAGTATTAAAACCACCAAGTAAAACAAAATATTCAAATCCTTCTGTATCTATTTTTATAAAGTCAATTTTTTTTAATTTTTTTTCCAATACAAAAGTATCTAATTTTTTACATTGTATTTTTTCTTTTACAACCCCAAATTCGTTTTTAAATCTTAATGCTTTTTCTCCCATGGTAGACATACCACAAGCAATCATATTTTCTGGCCTGTAAATATAACTTTCACCATCCTCATTACACAAAGCGAAGTTATATGTGTTGGCATTTTTTATATCATTTAACAAAATATTACTATTTAGTGTGTCGTATACAGGTTTTAATGGTTCAAAACAATACGTTTCAATATCGGATTTAAAAAGGTAAAAAAAAATAAATTGGCCAGTATTAGAACCAATATCAAAAATTACTTTATGATTTTTTTCTTCAATAATTTTCATACACTCTTCAAGAAAAAGAGGGTCGTTAGTACCATCTTTACCCCAAGAACCCCCATATTCAAAACTTCTATTATCTAAAAGGACTTCTTTACCTCTTATCAATTCTTTTTGTGATGTATTCATTTTTTAAAAATTGGTATAGTAGTCATTTTATGGGCGTTCATTTTATTGAATTTTTTATATATTTGAAGTACATCAATTTCTTTTTCGGTGAGGTCGCTCAAATTTCCATCAAAAGACATTGCCCATTCCAACTCTGAATAAGTTGCCCCAATTTGTTGTTCATCGGTTCTATCGTCGTCCCAAAGACCATCGGTGGGCTCCGCTTGAATTATTTCTTCTATAATTCCTAAATTTGATGCTAATTCCCTTACTTCAGTTTTTGTTAAATCTGCTATTGGTGATATATCAACTCCTCCGTCCCCATATTTAGTAAAAAAACCAATACCAAAATCCTCAACTTTGTTTCCTGTACCCACAACTATTCCATTATTTAATGATGATATGTGATATAATGTAACCATACGTAATCTTGATTTTGAATTAGCTGAAGAAAGATTGTGATAAGAGTCAAATTTTTTCTCAAACATACTAAAAACATCAGACATATCAATTTCTATTGAAATTACATTATTAAAATTACTTTTCAACCATTCAATATGTTTTTTTGCTAAATTTAGTTGAGATTCATTTTGAAATATTGGTATACTAACCACAATTGTTTTTTTATTTGACATAGCACATAACGTAGAGGTCAAAGCCGAATCTATACCACCACTAACACCAACAATTAAACTACTTAAGTTTGTGTTGTCTAAATAGTTAGTAATCCAAGAAGATATTTTTTTTTCTAATTCCATTTTAAAAAGTTATATAATTTATTATTGTCATCAACCCCAACGTTAAACGACATACATTGTTTTTTTTTAATGTCTTGAATTTTTTTTACAAAGTTTATTTTATTTTGTTTATCGTCTAATAAAACCAAATTTGTATTACAGTAGTAAGTTGATAAATCTATAGGTGATGTTGAAGTACTAATAAAGTTTTCAGAATTATCTATTACAGTCAAAAACAATTTGGTGTCAAAAAAAGAGACCATATCTAAATAATGGACATATTCACTTTCAATTTTAGGAAAAGAACAAAGGTCATTTATCACCAAAATTTCTAGTTTATTATTTATATGGTAATTTATCACATCGTTATAAAATGAATGGTCAACAAATCCATATCCTTTTTTACCGTCAGTTGCGTTTTTACCAACTAAAAAATCATTTATATTGTTGGATGAATAATCTCTACTTTTCCATGAGTTCTTAACAAAAAAGGTATTGTATTTTTTTATGTTTAAGTGAGATTTTTTATTAAATGTCGGATTCCATGTTTCAATCTCCCACCCTAAAGTATTTGTTGAATACCATTTATTCATACCTAAATTCCATTCCCCGTCTTTACCGGAACCATAACAGTACCCTGGTTTAAGAATAAATAGGTCATTTTCCCACGCCTTCTCTTTTCCTATTGGGAAAATTATGTTTCTAAATTCATATTTGCTTATTACGGACCAATATTGGTCTTCATCAAAATTTCTAACAGTAAACCAAAAGGCAACTCCCCTATCTTTAAACTTTAAAAAATTATTTAATAACAGGTCAGTCTCATTATTATCCTTGTATGCTTTAGAGGTGTCTATAAAATTTTCTAAAACAATAAGATAATCAACATGAGGTTCATAAAAAACTTCGTGACCTGGAAAACATAGACCTATTTTTTTTCCTTTAGTTTGATTTATGAATGGTAAAAACAATTCATTAAATAAAATTGGATAAAACCCATATTCTAACCAAACATAATTTATTAAGTTAAGTTCTTTGGTTTGTAAAGATGTTAGATATGTATCTAACTCAGATAAACTTTTTATATTTTTTATTATCATAAATTTTTTATATAATCGTAATCTATGTCCAACATTGGTGTATCGCAACCATTAGCCCAAGGAGAATACCAAGGTATATCTTCGGATTTAAGTACAGGTAATGTGTTTAAATCCTTTCTAATAAAAATCATATTTAATCTGTTCATCCCAACTAAATCATAATTTTTATATTCACCTAACAAATAAAGTGCTGGTGGGGTCGCACCATAATAATTTATATTATTTGTGTGCACATAGTTTTTGTCATATCTAACGATTGAACAATTATTGTGGTTAGCGTTATACTCCATTATGACTACTTTAGGGGAAAAATCCTTTAATGAATGCCATACCCACCAATCAATCCCGTCAATGTCTATTGATAAAAAATCAAAATCTTTAGGACAATTATTTTTATTTAAAATATAATCTAAACTATTATCCTTTTCTGTCGATAGCAATGTATTAATACAGGTAATCCCCATATTTTGGAAGTTTTCAACCGCCTGATTATGTTTTTCCTCGTTTGACTCAATACATATTCCTTTAAACCCAAAGTCCCTAATTAGTCTATATGTGTTACTTAAATAAACACCGTCCCAAGACCCGACATCAACAAAAAACCCTTTGTTTATGCTATTTACAGATTCTAACGCTTCTCTAATCATACCATCCTCATAGTATTGAGAATATATTTTTTCAGAATATTTTTTTAATCCAAAATTTGTTTTTTCGTCTATCATATTACTCGGTTGTTGAATAAAAACTACCTCTCTCTTCAAAAAAAATAGTTTCGTTTTTTATGTTATTTTTTTTAATTAATAAGTTTGGTATAATAAAAATTTTACCAACCCCACCTATATTTCCATTTCTTATTGGTAAATTTCTTTGAGTTTTGTTCAAAAAGTAATATTGAAATCCATCATAACAATTTTCAATATTATTTTTAATGTAATCATAGTTACATACATTGTCATTATATGTATCAAATTGAAAATCTCTATTTGGGACATAAAAGTCGTCAATAACAATTATCGCCCTATTAAAATAATTTTTTGATATTGCGTCAATTTCATCTTTTAATGGCCAATAATTGTCCCAGTGAGCATCTAAATAAAATAAAATTACTTCTTTATCTTTACCAATTTCTAAAAGGTTGTCATTTAAAAAATTTGTAGATGAGTTTAAAATAAGATTTAAATTATTTTTTTCGATACACGTATCTTTTGTTTTTGTGTAATAATTTTCACTTATTTCGATACCGTAAACATCTTTAAAATTTTCACAGAAAAATTTAGTGGTTTCTCCAATATAAGTACCTGTTTCTATAACCGTTTCTACATTGAATAATTTTTTTAATTTTAAAATTTCATTTTCAACTTGGGGGTCTGAATTAAATGCTGACATATTATAATATATTTTTTATTTGTTCGATTACTTCTTCTCTGTCGTCAGATACTACAACATTATATCCCATATTTTTTAAACTTAAAGCAAATTTAAGTTGTTGGGACTCTTCAATTAAGGTACTTTCTTTTTTATATGTAACGTATGGTATTACAACTTTTTTAGTCATATCGGGATTGTTTTTAACAAAATTTTGAATTTGATATTCTAAATGTTTTTCATTCATTATGTCCGTAGATTTTGAAATTACTGCGTCAATACCAACTTCTTCTGCACATTTAGATAATGCGCGATTATCTCTCGGGAAACAAGGTCCTCCAAAACCAAATCCAGGTTTAAGGTATTTATTTCCAATTCTACTATCTGAACCAACGGCATTCAAAATAACATTAGGATTACAATTCATCCTTTCAGATATGTCACCTATCATGTTTGCAAAACTTATTTTAGTTGTGAGAAAACAGTTAACTGACAATTTTGTTAATTCAGATTCTGTTCTTGACATGCGATTTATTATTGGGTTAGAATCACACATTACTTTATATATGTGTTCAATTGTATCTCCTGCCGTTTTGTCTGACTCACCTATTAACACACTATCACAATTTAATTGGTCCATAATAATACTACCTTGAGCAATAAATTCTGGATTATAAGACACAAAATAATTTAAATCTGACAATCTTTTTTGGATTGTGTCACAGTATCCTGGAAAAGTTGTTGAATTTATAATTAAATCTTTACGGGTATTTTGTTTTCCGATTTTAATTAACTCATCAACTATATTATCTATTTGGGTGTGGTCGTATTTCCATTCTGGTGTTGATGGGGTTTTTACTACAACAAATATTACATCATTTTTTAATGCTAATTCAAGAGAAGTTGTAAAAAAAATATTTTTTGAACTTTGTAAAAATTCATTAACGTATGGTTCTGTACTTTTAAAACTTTTATTATTTAATGAACTCACATATGACTCAGAAACGTCAACCCCTACTATATTAAATCCTTTTCTTTCTAAATTTAACGATAAACATAAACCTAATTTACCGACACCTATAATTGATATATTATTTTTCATGTTATAAACTTAAATTATATTACCATAATTGTCAACTAAAAAAGTTGATGAGTACCAAGAATGAAAAAAATTGTTACGTGAATAGACATATTTATTTTGACCATAAAGATGAGAAACCCAACTAAAAGAACTATTCGAAGTTACTAATATTTCACTTGTAATTAAATGATATAATGTTGTTACTATATCACCATTCAAATGTGTTTTTGCATTAAATTTTTTTTCAAATATTTCAAAATCTTCATCTTTACCTTGAGAAAAAATATGAACATCTAAATTTTTTCCGTGAATCCTATGTATGTTTGTAATTAAATTTATAAAATAATTTTTTTTATTTTCTGAATAATATTCCCTGTTATAATCAAAACAAACATCTTGAGGATTAATATTCCTTATATGTACGGATAAAGTTTTTTTATTTTTATCAAAATAATTTATTCCTGTGTATTTTATTTTTTCAAATAACTCAGGAATATATTTTTGTTTTATAGAATTTTCAGACTCACCCCAATTTTTTAATAGATATGATGGCTCAATATAGTTTGTCCCAACTTCCCCTTCTGATGGGATATTAAAAAAATCATTTAGTTTTTTATTAAAATTTTCTTTTTCCTCTCCAACATATTGGTAATGTGATATGTTCTGTAAACCAGGGAAAAACATTTTCTTATTATTGACCCTACAATACGCATATAAGTGAAGTTGTGACTGTAAAATTGAACCTAAACCTTCTTCGTCATTACCGTCATATCTTGTGTAATAGTATTCCATATGTTATTCTAAAAAACCATTTTTATAAGACACATCAATAATTTTCCAATAATCTTCGTATATGTCTTTGTAATTTTTAGGACCTCTTGGGCCAAACCAAATTGAAGGTGCTAATATTTTTTTATTTGGGTTTTTATTTAAAAACGATGACCACCAAGAAAAAGTTGAGTTTACTATTATGTTGTGATTACAAAGAGACATTAACCACATTTCTTCATAATCCTCAAGGTTTTCGATAAACGTAGAATTTTTTAATTTAATGTTATTTTTTACCCATTCTTTATCATCTCCAAAAATAAAAACATGTTTGTATTCCCCAACAACATTTAACGATTTTTCAATATATTTTTCGTTTGCAATAGGGTGAATATCTAAATTAAAAAAACAATCCCCCCTACGTGTGTGTATGGATAAAGTATTATCTTGTTTTAATTGCGGATATTTATCATACATATTATTTATAAAGTCTTCAGTCGGAGAAAAAATATTTCTAATTTGTTCATCATACCCCAAAAAGTTTTTACTACTTTGGAAATACCCTTCAAAGACTGTACTATTAGTTTTTGGATTTACTTCAGAATATTCCCAAGGACCTTCAACGACTTTTTCAAATCCATCAATAGACTCAACAAATTTTAAATTTATAAAAACGTTATTAATATAGTTTGAAGTTTGTCTACCTTGCATTGGTGTCCATGATTTAGGTACAAAAACTACTTCTCTATTGTGTTTTATTCCTTGTGCCAATGCGTGAGCCGCTTGAAATAATTGATTACCTAAACCACCCATTAAATTACACGAGATTAAATTATTCATTTAACTAACTTATTTAATTTTTGTTTATTTCTAACCATGTTCGATACTTTTATTTGTTCAAGATTGGAACCGCTAGCACTACCTTGTTTGTGGTCATTATATGGGTTTTCTTCATTATAAACTAATAGTATGTCGGGTATAAATTCATAATGATTTTCACCCGACATTTCAACCATAGGGAATGAGTATGCAACATCGGCCCCTGATTTAAAATAATTTTTATTTTCATCTAAAAACATTTCTTCATCTATACTTCTCCATAGATGTGCTTTCCAAGTTCTTAAATGGGAAAAAACAAATAAGTCACGTCTTATTGTGTTAGGATTCGCCTTTGCCGAAAACCCCATCCTTCCATCAGAATATATAAAACTACCGTTAGTAATCCAAAGATTTTTGTTTTTAGAATATCTATCAAAAACTTTTTGTAAAACTAATTCATTATAAAACCAATCATCACCATCCAACTCGACAATAATATCTTCATCATCAATTAATGATTCATCCATCAATAAGTCATCTAAATTTTTTAATTTGAACTTTTTTTCGGTGTTTTTGATATAAACAAATCTTTCATCACCCTCTATTAATTTTTCTATAATTTGATTTGTATTGTCATTAGACATATCATCAATTAAATACATTTTAAAGTCCCGATAAGTTTGAGATTTAACCGAATTAATACATTTTTCAATGTAGTTTTCAACATTCCAAAAACAACTTACAACTTTAATCATTTAAAACTTTAATATATTCTTCCTTTATTTTTTTTGCCACTTCAATTGAGTCGAACTTACTAACATCTGTCGGTGGAATATGTAATTTTTTATCTAAAATATAACCACTACTTTCAATATTGTAAATCCATCCGGGTTTATTACACATCCAACCTTCAATAGTTGTTCTCCCCAAAAGAATGCCTGCAGTTTCAGAACAGTTTTTAACATGCTGTTCAACTTTACTTGTTGCGTTAAAATGTTTTACGTGTGGATTTTTTAATAAATCATCCAAGTAATTTGATTTATTTTCACCAACTAACCATAATTCTTTATTAATTTCAGAGGAGTATGTTACTAAATCTCTTATTGTATTTTCTCTTAAATAATCAATTGTCCCAACAAACAAAACATAATTATCATCTTTAATATTGTTTGAATTGAATCTTTTTGTATCGATTGGATTATAAATTACTTCAGTATTATTTTTATCAACATTAAATTTTTCTACTATGTGGTTTTGTATTTCAGGACGAATGCAAATATATTTTTTAATTGAATCGTGAATAATTGGATTTTCTAATTCTATAACCTCAGAATGTATTGTTGATACTTTATCAATGTTTGGATACATCTGACACATTTGATTTGAAACGGGAGTGTGTTGAGTATGTATTATATCATAATTAACATCACCAATTTTATACATTACATTTGGTTGTGTTGGTTGAAACCCTTGTGGTGTGTTAAATCCCCACTTCCCATCTCCCATTTTGTAACCAGGAGCATCTTGAAATGAAACAATTTTAATTCCTTGTTGTTTTGCTAATTGAGATAAGGGTCCATTAATGTCTGAAAGTACCGTAACGTCACAATTTAATTTTTTTAATCCTCTTGCTAATTCATAAACATACATTTCTGAACCTGTAAAAGTTTTAAAAAATAAACAAGATAATAATACCTTTAAAGGTGATTCTAATGTTAGATTTCTTTTTATTTTAACGGGTAAAACATCTTTATATTTTTCTGCAAACTCTTCTCTATTTTTTTCCCATTGTTCATTAGTCATACCAATCGATTTATGTGTGACTCTAACATCATACATAACACCTATTTTAACATCTTCTAAATAATTTCTAAAAGAAAAATCTACATCGTAAAAGTGAAACCCTTTAACTTCTTCGTTAAAGTTGTGTTTAATATTTTTTTTATTAATTGCTATAAATAACCCATCCACCAACAACACGTCATCCAACTGATTACCTTTGCTTGGTGAATATTTTGACTCCCATTTTTTTCCTTCATGTTCATGATTAACAATTCCTTTAAGTTTTGAAAAATCTTCCCACCATTTACCAGATGAAGGTAATGATGTTGAACCTGCAACTCCAAGAATGCCGTAGTCAGAATTTCTTTTAAAATAATTTAAAACTTTTGACGCCCAATTTTTACTGTCAAAATAAATGTCGTCATGCATCAATACAACAATGTCATTAGTGGAGTCATTTAAAATTTTATTGTAAGCCTCACTAAGAGAATATACACCATTGTTTTCAATTGGTATTATTTCCAATTTACTTACTCCTGATGTTTTTTTTAACATCGAGACAAAATTGTCATCTATTTTTCTTGTTGAAAATCCTACTGTAATCATGATAAGCCTGTTGAACCAAATCCATTATCATTTCGGTCTTTTGAACCTAAATTTGAAATTTGTGTTAAATTAACCCATTTGCCATTAACAACAGGACAAAGAACCGCTTGAGCAATTTTTTGACCCTTTTCAATTTTAACTTTTTCTGTTGTTGTGTTAAATAAAATAACTTGTATTTCACCTAAGTATCCACTATCAACCGTGCCAGGTGAATTTAAAACAAATAATCCTTGATTTAACGCTAAGCCACTTTTAGACCTTACTTGTATTTCATAACCATCAGGAATGTCAAATTTTAAACCTGTGGGTATTAAAACTCTTGAGTTTGGAAAAATCCATTTTTCTTCCGAGGCTCTTAAATCAAATCCCGAATCACCTTTATATGCGTATTCAGGATTTTGATTTTCACTATTATTTACAAAATTTAAATTAACTTCTGATGTAAATTGACCTTCAAAATGTTGATTGATTTCATCAACATTAAGTCCCATGGATTTCAACATACTTTCAGGGTTTGTCATGTCAACATTACCAAATTGAGATTGAAGCTCCTTTAAAGCTTTCATGCTATTTTTTAAATCTTTTATATTTTCAAACATTATTTTAAACTTTTTAATTTTTTTATTGATTCAATCAAAACATCAACATCTTTTTCACAATATTTTGCAATTTCATCAAGTCTATTCTGATTCCAATATGCCTGATGAACCATACCTCCATTTATTTCACCATCTTTTGGTGTTGGAATATCTAAACAAGAACACATTAAATCTAAAGAACCAATTGAACTATACGAACCATATTGCCAAATTTCTTTGGTATCAATCGCTTTCACTTCCCACGGTTTAGTGTCGTATGACGGGAGTATTTTTGATGGCATAATATTGTTAATAATCATACGTTTTGCCAACATAGGGATGTCAAAGTTTTTTAAATTATGACCACACAAATAAAAATCTAATTTGTGACAACGGTCTAATAAATTTCTAACTTCCAACAATAAATCCTCTTCGCTGTCATTTTTAAAAGTTTGTTTTTTTACTTCACCGTTTTCTAAAACAAATGCCATTGATACACAAACAATTTTAGCAAACTCTGGAACAAGTGCCGCTCTTGAAGAATAAACATCATTCATTTTTTGAAGTTCTTCTTCAAGACCATTTGTCTCAACGTCATCTTCAGGAAATCGTTTTAAAAACCAATCAAAGTATTTAACAAATTGTTCTGCAATTTTAGGATGATTTTCTTGACAAGTCCGCCAATCCTTACATATACCAACAGTTTCAATGTCGATAAATAAAATTTTGTTAATAGGTATGTTTATCATTTTATTAAAGATTTATAAAGTTCTGCTCTATTTTTTGTAACCACATTTAAATCATATGTGTCTTTTACCGTTTCATATAATCGTTGACCCAAGTCATAAGCAAAGTTAGGATTATCAATTAATTTTTTCATGTTTTTAGCCCAATCACTATGATTTTTTACTTCATCAACTAAAAGTGCGTTTCCGTCAGAGAATTGACCATTTTTTAATGCGTGTTTTAAATCAATAGTGTAGGGACCAACATTTGAAGCAATAATTGCTTTTTTGTAAAAACCAGCTTCAATAACTTTTAATTGCGACTTAACTCGGTTAAAGATATGATTCACAATCGGTGATAATGAAACATCAAATAATCTATAATTTGAAGCGTAACTTGTAACAGGTTTTGTCCAAACTCGATTGTAAAAAGGTTCAGACTCCATAATATATTCAGAATCCTCAAATTTTTTCAGGTATTCAAGATGTTGGGGAGAAACTAACTTATAATTATCAGTAAAAATTTCTTCATAACGTGCCCATACGGTTTCTTCTGGCCTTATCGGTCTTTGTTTTTGTTCACCTGTTTCTTTATTAATTTCAGTAACACTTCCTCTTGTATCAAAACCACATAGATACAATGAAAATTTGTCATGACTATCTTTTAATTTATTTGTTACACCGTTTAATAATTTTAAATCATGTAAGTGAGAAGAACCACCCAACCATCCAAAACGAAGTTTATCTGACGGTTTTGTTTCATATTTAAATTGAGGTTCTTTTGGATTAATTGCGTTTGGAAGAACGTATACGTTTTTATTAATTTTAGATATTTCTGATGCAAATAAAGATGTTGTTGTTGTGACGTGTGCAGCAACTTTTAGATTTGCAACTATCTTTTCATTTATTTTGTTCTGTATGATTAGTTGATGGATTGGGTGTTCTTTAGTTGGCAACCAATAGTCGTCCAAATCCATAATTGTAATTACACCAATAGAATTTAATGTTTGAATTAACTTATTCGCTTGGTCAAAATCTTGACCAATTGACCTATGGAAATGGACAATGTCATATTGTTTCCAATAGTTATAATCATTAATTTTTGGGTCGTAATCTATATCTACGTGAAATTCATCTGAGTGATTATTTTGTAACATTACGTGGGGGTCTACAGACCTAAATTTTCCTTTAAATTCAGCCAACTCCAGTACGGTCGCTAGGGACGCATAGAACCCTAATTTTTTTGCGAACGTCTGGAGTTGGATTGCTCTCTTGATTCATGTTTTTTTATTAAGTTATTTATTATTTGTGGGTTTGATTTCAATTCAGACTCCCACACCACTTCAAAAAAATAACCATTACTTTTTATTAAGTCAATTTTATTATTATCATATTCCCATAATTCTTGTGCGGTTTTTTTCTTTACTTGGTGATAATAACTTGCGTCGTATTTTTTGGGGTTACAATGCCAATAATCTCCATTATATTCAATAATTAAATTTAATTTAGGTATGTATATGTCACATATTTTTGTGTCAATTTTTAATGAATGTTTTACTTGGTAACCCATATTTTTTATTTCTTTTAATATTTCTTTTTCTTTTTTTGACCTATTAATTGATTTTATTTTTCCCATCCTTCTAGTGTTTTTCATAGTTTCTGAAAACATTTTTCTAACATGTTCCATTTCACCATTATTCCACTTTTGTTTTAAATTATCGTGAGCTCTTTTTTTATTGTCAGGATTTGACATTCCATTTTCAAAACCTTTTGCCTTCCCCTTTCTACTTTTTGAAATTTTATTTTTTGTTTTTTCATCGTGTTTTTTTCCGTAAAACGGATTTCCTTTACCTATTTGTTTTTTTAATGAACAATTTTTACAATCACAATTTTTGTCAATTTTAACAAAGTGATTTCTACAGGCAATAATTTTATTTTTTGATTTAGTTTGAATTATTTCCTTACATGTTGGGCAAATTCTTTCAACAACATAATACTCGTTGATTAATTTATAATTCAAACTTTTACATCTGTCTTTTTTTCTTATTACATCGTGTTTTTTTAAAATACTGAGTATTTTTGGTTTGGAGACTTTAAATTCTGTTGCAACAATTGAACTACTTTTACCATTAAGATATTGTTTAACTACTTCTTCTTCGTCTAATTGAATTTTTTTTCCCATAATATGATAAATAGTCCCGACCTATCAAAAGGTAATAAAATAAAAAATCCACCTAAAATAGGTGGATTGCATTTTTTGATTTTGTTTAAAGTTATTTTACCTTTTGAATTTTTGTAACTCTACCTAAAAATATGTGTTTACCAACCTTAAATTGTATTGATTCGTTTGCATCTTCAGATGATTCACTAATAACTCCAGCGTCTTGTAATTCTTCTCTAATAACATCTCTTACAACATCTCTTACCACATCTCTAATCATTGTTTTCATTTCATTCATGTTGAATTGTGATTGTGTGTTTTGAGTTGTTGTTTTGGTGTTTGATTTTGGTAATGATTCGGATGGTTGTGAGTTTTTATTTTCCATCTTCATTAGTCTTTGAGCCCCTTCGATTATATCATCAGATATAGATGCACTTGACATAGTATTAGGTTGTACTATAGGTCTTTCAATCATTAATTTTTTAATTTCATCTGGTAATTTTGAATTTAAAATTTTTGATTCTTCAATCGGTTTTGTTGGGTCATAATTTGATTTTTGACTTGTCGATGGGCTTTCAGACAAAAATTCTTGAGGTAAGTTATACGTTGCTTGAGGAGTATTAAAACTCTCTAACATTGGTGCTGCATTAATATTTTGTGGAATTTCACCTCTTTTTATTGTGCTCTGTCTGTCCATAATTTTTTTGGACACGGCCAATCTTTGCATTAATTCTTCTGCTGATGACATATTTTTTTATTTTTTATTCATTATCAAATTTAGCGTTAAGTAAAACTCTAATCATTGATTTATCACCTTGTGGATTATAGTTAGGTCTAACTTCATCAAACTTATCAAAGGAGGGTTTATATGTAAAGATTTTATCTACTCTAAATAATCTCCAACCTGGTAAAACATTACCTTTATTTTGTGCACTGTAGGAAGCACCTTCTCTTTCCCACGCTCTTAAAACCATATTATCTCTTTTTGAAAATCCTAAACACACAGGTTCTATTGTTCTATATCCTTTACCTCCATTATCATCACCATCATAATAAATTGTCACCACGTTTCTTTTTTTAATAGAATCCGTCATGTCAGAAATTGCAGCAATTTCTGTAATCAATTCACTAAGATTGTTGACTAATTTCATTGTGGAACGTAATAAGGATTTTTTTCTGAAAATTTATTACTTTTCAAATCGTCTTTTCTTTCAAATCTATCAAGTGCTGTTCCTGCATTTTGATTGTATATATCTAAATCTCCACCAGTACCTCTACCTTTACCATCACCATCAGCTAATGCTGCGGGATTAACACTTGAATAGGGATTAACTTCCTTGAAATCATTACGAGCGAACATTTTTCTTCTTTGTTCTTCGGCAATTTTTGACAACGTGTTGTCAGGTTGCGAAAAATCTAATTTATCTGATTGAACTGCCATTACAATATTTTTTTAATTAAATAGTTTATTTTTTTAACTTCTTCTTTTATTGACGTATCAAATTTATTTGAACCTTTTTCATGTCTTTTACTTGGTATTAAATTAATACCATTTTTTTCATGAGTGTCGTTAAATTGGTTTTGCATTCCCGTATCACTTTTAACTTTTTTTCCACCCTCAACACTGTTTCTCCATGTTTTTAAAACCTCATCACACCAAGATTTCATTCTATCGCCACCGTTTAAAATAAAAGGGGCATCTTTTTTATTTCCGTTGTAACCATCAAACCAATTTTTTATTCTTTTTATTTGTTGGTAGGTTGCAACTTTTTTTTCACGCAATTCTTTATTTCTGTTATACCCTTCGGTCCCTTCGTCACCATCTGTCGAACTAAAACATTGTTCTAAATGTTTTAACAATGTATCGGGTACAACCGCCTTTCTATCGTATAATGAACTATTCATCTTTTAACATATAAATTAATTCTTGAAGAGAAATGTTATTGTCATTTGCCATTTTTTTAAGGGCTCTTACATTTTTTTTAATTAAATCACCAATAACACCATCGTCAGATTTTCTTGATTTGTCTAATAAAATTTCCTCATCTAATTCCAATTCTTTTAGTATTTCTCTATCTATAAAACCTTTTTTCTTTTTTATTTGTGGGGGTGTTTTTTTATCTAATCCTTTTTTCTTTCCTTGGTCTAGTGTTCTTACTTTTGCGTTTTGTGGTTTTAACTTTAATTCTTTTTTGAAAAATTTCTCAGTTTCTTCTGCATCCATAAATTTTGTGTCTTCAAAACCAAAAGCCTTCGACATGTCAATTTCTTTTACGTGACCTTCACCATAATAACCATACCAACCCCTTAAAAGTGGGTCTCTTGGGTTTTTACTCATAGAAACAATTTTATCTGTGGTTGTCGGATTGTTTTTTGTCCCTGTTGTTGCTGGATTCAAAATAGGTATAGAAGATGAGTTCCAAGTTCCATCATCATCTACCAATTCTGTAACCTCACCTTCTGAGTTTTTTGTTTTTTTTGTGAAGATTTCATGACTCTTACAGGGCATAAAAATCTTCTTACCTTTTTCTGTATGTTGGTGTGAACCTGTACATCCTAAAGTCTTAGCAACTCTTTCTGCTCTTTCTTTTGTAGAATATTTATAAGTTTTCATTTAATACTTTTTATATAAATATCTTCTGTTAAAGTATTTATTAATAAAAATGCCAAGTCAAAGTATTAATTCATATTTTACACCAAAATATTCCCAAAAATTAAATTTTGCGGACTATTTCGATTTTACACTTGTCGGAGATGAAAAAGACTACGATGAAGAGGTGGTATTTTCTAACGAACTAATTGCGTATGATGACGGAAATAGACTTCCAATTTTATTTGATTTAGGGGATTCCAACACTTGTCCTCAAATACCAATGTCGTTTGACACCTTTTATAGTGGTGCTACTTTAGTTAGTAAAAATTATTACAACCCTAATAATGTTGATTTAGATTGTATCTCGGCATTTACGGGAACTTGTGATGTTGGATTAGTTGGAACCGATAATGGTTTATTTACTTCGTTGACAGGTCAAACACTTTATTACACTATGGGGGTTAGAAATGATTATAAGTTTAACCCAATATACTACGACAGAAGAATGAAAATGCATATGGTTACGGGGTATACCAATCCACCAAATGTTGTTTTTTCAGGTAGACCAAAACAATCTATGTATAATATTGTATCTAAAAGTGACCCAACAATTGGTTACTATCAAGAATTATATGGTGGTTTCTATCAAGGATTTTATAAACTTTTTGGTTATGATTATGAAGTTTTTCCTGAGCGTGTAAATAAAGGTTGGACCATGGAGACGGTTATAAAACCAAGAAACTTAGATGAATATATTATCAATACATCAACTGAAGAGTATCTGAATACAAAATACCCGAGTAATGCTGGTACTTTTTTCTATTTTGGTACAAGAGCCGAAAACAAATTTTATCATTTTGCAAGTGGAAGTCCTGAATCTGATTCAGGATACACAAGGGCAACCACAGGTTTAACATCATTACAAAGTTGTAAATGTTCTGATACTGGTGTAACAAACGCTAACTGTGTCACACTTTACCCACAAAGTGCAACAACCGCAGTTCACCAAATAGGTTGTGGATGTGGAGCATGTACAGAACAAATACCAGTTCCACCATTAGACCCTAAATTTGATGTGTTGTCAAACGCATTATCAATTAGATTTAGTGGTTGTCCTTTAAATCCAAGTTTATGTATCAAATACATTAAAATAACAGGAGATTGTGTCACAACAGGTGTTTGTGAAACTACTGGTGTTACTTTTCAAACAGGGTACACCATAACCGAAGTCTGTACACCACCAATATATGATGTATGTGATTATGTTTGTGGTACAATAACTGAAGACAGATGGGTAATGGTTACGGCAGTTTTTGAAAGATATACAACAATAGAAGAGTGTGATTTATTAAATCTTGGCGGTTTAGGGGATATAAGAGAAGTGACTTATCAATCTATTTTAAACGGGACTGCATATAATTTGATTATGCCACCTGAAACACATTCTGGTGACACAAAAGAAAATAAAGTTTATAGAATTGTTTTTGACCATAAATGGTTTGATGATACTTGGTATAGATTAGGAAGACTCAAATTATATATTAACGGTTACTTATTCACCATAATTGAAAACTTTGAAGAAATAATTCCAAGGGAATTAAATTGCGAAAAAGAAAAACAAATCGGCGTACCGTTTAACATTTCTTGGGGTGGAGGTAGTCAAGGATTACATGACAATTTAATTTTTTCCGCCGATACGTTATTAACAGGACCATATATACAAGACCCTGAATTATTTCCAAATGAAATATTGTCAGCAACAACTTTAAGTGGTTTAACCACAAATATACTTGTTGAACAAAATTTTGGGGGTTCATTTATGGGGGGTATATCGCAGTTTAGAATGTATACTGAACCTTTTGCAAGTCCTCAAGTGCAACACAATTTTAGAATTTTAAAAGATAAATTTGATTTGTTTGATTATTGGTGTCCTGATTGTTTGACTCCTGCACCGACACCTACACCAACTCCGACACCTACCCCTACTCCAACTCCGACACCTACCCCAACACCTACCCCTACTCCGACACCCGCAAATATACTTGCAGTGGCAATACCGTGTTTAGGCGAATCTGAAGCGGAAGTTATTTCAATACCTCCACAATATCAAAATCTTGACAACTACTATGTTGTTGGCGGAACAAATGGTCAATGTTATATCGTTACAAGTCCATCTGCAGGACCTCAAACCGTGACATGGAACGGTCAAGTTTATGGTCAAAACGGAGATTGCTCGTTATGTCCTCCTGTACCGACACCAGTACCTTGTTTAACAACACACCCGTACTTATCTTCATATTTAAGTTTTTCTACCAATCAATATGGTAATTTTTCAAATAGTTATTCGTTGGCTTGTAGTTCGTTGTTGTGTTTATCTGCTGGAACATGTAGTACCAATGGAGCAATTGAATCTATGTACATTGATACTCCACAAATTCAAGTTGGTACGGTGTTCTATGGTGGACCTACAACATGTAATTACTATGGTATGACAGGATTTTATGTTGCACAAAACGGTGCAAACTACGTATTATTAAGTATTTCGAATGGTGTTGTTACTCAAGTATTAAATAATTGTTCATAAACCACATAAGAAGAAAAAATGGAATTTTTTATAAATCAAAACTCTACATTACCAATTTTGAAAATGGAACCAGTCGTGGACGGTAGAAGTGACTCTTATAAAAATATTATAGAAATTTTAGATAATGCAATTATTCGTTTTTCAATGAAAGACGAAAAGAATGGAATACAAAAAATATTTATGAACCAAGCTTATATTGTCGAGAAATTAAAAAATAACCCTGATAGTCCAACTGAATATTATTTATACTACAAATGGACCGCGAACGATACAAAAATAAAAGGTAGATTTATAGGTGAATTTTCAGTAGTTTTACAAAATGGAGAATTGATTTCACCAATTAGAGAAAATCTTTATATAAACATTGTTTGACATTAAGACAAGACATTTTTATATTTATTAAAAAAGGGAAACCACAACATAGTTTGTGAGAATAATAACCCAAAATTAAAAATATAAAATATGGTTCCACAAGAAGAAATTGAACGCTTTTTATTAGGCGAAGACGACGAAAAATATATTGTATCACTCGAATACGATTACAAATCATCTAAAATATATAAGGTAATTCAAGACCCTGTTAAGGGTAAATTATTACGTCCCGATACATTTATTCCATTTGCTTGGGTTGGTGACTTAAAGGGTAAAAACTTTTACAAGAACGACAAGCACGCACAAAAACGTGCGATGAGTGAAAATGGTATTATTATAGAAAAACTTGATACTCACGATGACGAACGTTTAGAAAACGGACTGAAGTATTTAGTTAAAACAACCAAGTCATATTCTAATCTTGTAAATTTCTTTAAGGGTGGTGGATTAGACCCATGGGGTAGAGACAACACAGACTCAATTCAAATATTATCACCCGTAGAACAATACTTAATTCAAAAAAGTAAAAGACTTTTTAAAGGTTTTGATGAATACGATGAAATCCATAGGTTTGTATTCGATATTGAGACCACAGGTCTTGACCCTAAAACAAGTAAGATATTCTTGATAGGGATGAAAGACAATCGTGGTTTTTTAAAATTATTATCAGCACAAAATGAAGATGAAGAACGACAAATGATTGTCGACTTCTTTAAAACTATCGATGAGTTAAAACCATCTTTGATTGGGGGTTACAACTCAGCATTCTTTGACTTCCCATTTATTTTAAAAAGAGCCGAAATATTAAAAGTTAATATTAAAAAAATCTGCAAGACCTTACATCCTGATTATACACTAAAACAAAAAGATGGTATTTTAAAGTTGGCAAACGAAATGGAACCTTATGTTCAAACTCAAATGTGGGGTTATAATATTGTGGATATTGCACATGCAGTTCGTAGAGCACAAGCAATCAACTCAGACATTAAGAGTTGGTCTTTGAAGTATATTACCAAATTTATTGAAGCAGAAAAACCAAATCGTGTTTACGTTGAGGGGGATAAGATTGGTAAAATTTATTTTGATAATCTTGAATATTGGATGAACAAAGAAAATGGAGCTTACAAAAAAGTTGGGTTTGATTCAAAAATAGATGAAATCTGTAAAAGAAGAGATGATGTTTATAAATTAGTTACGGGTTCAAAAATTATTGAGGACTATTTGGACGATGACCTTTATGAAACGATGATAGTTGATGAACAGTTTAATCAAGCAAACTTCTTATTGTCTAAACTTGTACCAACAACATATGAAAGACTTTCAACTATGGGAACTGCGACATTATGGAAAATGATTATGGCCGCATGGTCATATAAACATAATTTAGCATTACCAAGAAAATTAGAAAAAAGAAAATTTACAGGAGGTCTTTCTCGTTTGGTACAGGTTGGGTTCTCTAAAAACGTATTGAAACTTGACTACTCTTCACTATATCCATCTATTCAGTTGGTTCACGATGTGTTCCCTAAGTGTGATGTGACAGGAGCAATGAAAAGTATGTTAAAGTATTTCCGCGATACTCGTATTAAATACAAGAACTTAGCAAGTGAATATAAATCTATTGACCCAAAACTTGCAATTTCTTACGACAGAAAACAATTACCAATTAAAATCTTTATCAACGCATTCTTTGGTTCATTATCAGCACCACAAGTTTTTCCGTGGGGTGATATTGATATGGGTGAACAGATTACTTGTACAGGTAGACAATACCTACGTCAAATGATTATGTTCTTTATGAAAAGAGGTTATGTTCCTCTTGTAATGGATACGGATGGTGTAAACTTCGAAACACCACAAGATAGAGAAGAGTATAAGTATATTGGAAAGGGGTTGAACGGATTGGTTAAAGAAGGTAAGGAATATATTGGAGCAGAAGCGGATGTTGCAGAATACAATGATTTATTTTTACGAGGTGAAATGGGATTGGATATTGACGGTGTTTGGCCATCAACAATTAATGTGGCTCGTAAAAACTATGCACTTCTTACAGATAAGGGTAAAGTAAAACTTACAGGAAATAGTATTAAATCTAAAAAACTTCAAACATATGTTGCTGAATTTTTGGATAAGGGGCTTAGAATGTTGTTAGACGGTAAGGGTGGTGAGTTTTTAGATTTTTACTATGAATATGTGGACAAACTTTATAATAGAGAAATTCCTTTGGCAAAAATTGCAAACAAAGCTCGGGTAAAACAATCAATAGACGATTACAAAGTTCACATTACTAAAACTACAAAGGCAGGGAATATGATGTCCCGTCAGGCGCATATGGAACTTTTGATTAAAGAAGGTAAAAATCCAGGTCTTGGTGATACTATCTTCTATGTTAATAATGGTGAGAAAAAATCACATGGAGACGTTCAAAAGAAAAAAGATGAATTGGTTTTGAATTGTTATATGATTGATGAACGTGATATTGAAATGAATCCTGATTTATTGGGTGAGTATAATGTTCCAAGATATTTGGCAGCATTTAACAAAAGAATCGAACCATTACTTGTTGTTTATAGACCTGAAATCAGAGAAGACATTTTAATTGAAGACCCAAAAGATAGACCTATCTTTACTAAGTCTCAAACTGAATTAGTACGTGGTTACCCCATGAAAGAAACTCATCAAGATACATTAGAGGAAGTATTAACATTATCTGACATGGAATTAACGTTTTGGAAAAACGTAGGTATTGACCCTTACTATATGTATTTAGATGGTACTGTTGATTTAGTGGATGTTGATTGGGTTAAAAATAACAAAAAGTTAATGGAAGAATTTGTCGTACAACAAAAGAAGGTGGATATTGATGAATACTTTGAATTTGATGTGGATGGGGATTTAATGGCTCTTAGTTTCGACTAAGAGTTTTTTAATCCGTCTGAAGATAATATATACCAGTAATTTCCGACTTTTTTAAACTCAACGCACGAACCTTTAGTTAATTCAACTTCTTCATATTGTTCATCAATTAATGAGTCTCCCTTTACTAAAACATTCGTCATAGATTTTACAACAACGTGGTCGGTGTTTGATGAATTTAACAAAAGTTCACAATTTTCAACACCCGAAACGATAATGACGTATTCACCATCGGTTTCATAGTAAGAGTTAGAAACTATTGCAGAATCTGATGTTTCAACTCTATTACCATTAATTATTCTAATTGAAGGAATAGATTTAAATACTGACATAAAAAAATTATATGATATTATAAGGACTTGTAAATGCTCTAAATTTCAAGGCTTTGTTCAAGTTTTCGGCTTGTAAAGCTTTTTGCTCCATTTGTTTTTCAGGTCTTAATCTTTCAAGTCTTGCTTTCAATTCTTCCCACAACGTTGCCTTTTCATCTTTAGCTTCAGTATTCAAACTTTGCCACTCTAAGGTTAATTCACTATCGGGAGTTTTCAAACTACCACTATACTTACCTCTTACTTTTGCCAAAGTTTCTTTACAATACGCAGTAAACCATCTTCTAACCCAAGTTTTTGCTGGCGAGTTTAATTCGTCCCATCTCATTTCATCAATTGGAACATCAGAAGGAAGTCTAACAACGTCAGGATTTTTTGCTAAACAATCATCTCTATCAAAAGTATCATAATACCAATACCATACTTTGTATTTTTGATAAGCAATATTTCCAAAATCAAATTTTCCTCCAGGTACATTCATTAAATGTAATGCCTTTTTTCCTTCAGGAAGTGCTGTAATTCTATAAGTTAAATCACCTGTTATAATTCTTCTTTTCATTTGAATGTCAGCCATTCTAAGTAAAATATCAAAGGCTGGTGTAATAAAATAATTTCCTGTTGTTCCCATTTGAGAAAATCCTGCTCCACCACCTAAACCAATACCACCAAATCCACCAAAACCTCCCATAAACGGGTCAAAATATGCTGCGTCTAATTCAGAACGAGAAAACCATAATATTTCATTAACTTCGCGACCTGCAGGTATTTCATATATTTGTTGATTAGCAACTAAATCGATATAATCTTTTTTCAATACATAATCACCACCAGCTTGTAATCCCACAATTTTTGAATATGCGTAAGTATATTGAGTTTCCCAATCCATACTTCTTGTAGTAAAGGCTCTTGTTAGTGATTGCTCATCTAAATTCAAACCATTCAAAGAAGACCATTGAGCCTCAATCAACCAATCGTTTACATGTTGTGCGTAATCCTGAATAGATAATTCTAATAATGAATCCATCATTTCGTCTTCTAATTCAACACTACGAATAGGGGCACCTAAAAGATTTTTTATTCTTTTATATAATTTACTTCTTTCAGGTTCGGTGATAATTACAGTAGTTGCCATAAGTTTTTATTATATAAATATAATTTAGTTGTTAAGTTTAGACTGAGTAGAATACAAATCATTAACAAATCCCCAATTAACCACTTTCCAAAAATTAGATACGTACTTGTCTCTTAGATTTTTGTATTTTAAATAATAAGCGTGTTCCCAAACGTCAAGACCTAACAAGGGGTAACCTCTTTCTTCTTGATTATCCATTAGGGGATTGTCTTGATTTGCGGTGGTTACAATTTTTAATCTATTTTTATCTGTAAGAATCAACCAAACCCAACCTGAACCAAAACGAGATTTGGCGGCGTCTTCAAATTCTGTTTTAAATTTTTCAAATGAACCGAAAGTCTTTTCTATTTTACTTTTGATAGGGTCGTCTAACTTTTGTTTTTTAGGTGACATCATTTTCCAAAATAGTGCGTGGTTGAATGCACCACCACCATTATTTCTAACTATCGTATTGAAACTTGAAATGTCAGATATAATTTGTTCTAAGTCTAAATCTTTACCACTTATTTTTTCTAATTCTTTATTCAATTTATCAACATAACCTTTGTAATGTTTGTTGTAGTGAGTTTTCATTGTTTCACTATCAATAAAAACTTCTAAAGAATCATATTCGTAAGGTAGTTTATCTACGCTTATTTTTTTTATCTCATTTATTAATGATTGTTTTTCTAAAGATTCTATTTGTAACAAAGATTCTATTCTTTCAATTCTTTCTGTGAAAGGTTTATAAATAACTTTTTCTATTTTTTTATTACCTTTTTCGAATTTTTTTATTTCTTCAGACGCTTGAGAACTGGCTTCATTTTCATTTTTACCGCCAATGTTTTTACCTTTTTTTCTATTTAGAACCGTTCTTTGGTGTTCGTGGGACCACTCATGGGCCAATGTTCTCATCACATCACGGTTTAATCTATCTTTAACTAATATTTTTAATTTATGTTTGTCTGTTCTTGACCCTGTGGTCATTTTACCCGTTCTGTTATTTTGAAACAAGATGGTTATGTCATTTTCTAAAGGATAATTTTTTTTCAACTGAGAAATAAATTTGTTAATTAATTCTTTATCCTCCTTTGTTGGTTCAACATCTATATATTTAATATTCACGGTCATGATATATAAATATCATCGATTGCTAGAAATTAAATTTAACATTTCTTCTATTGTGGATGCATCATCAAACATATCGTCACCCATTACTGTTGAGATAATTTTCTTTTTCCTATTTAATATGTCGTAAATTGCACCTTCTATTGTATTTTCGAAAAGAGGATAATAAACTGATGTTGAATTTTTTTGACCAATTCTATGTGACCTATCCTCTGCTTGTGAGTGTTCAGCGGGGACAAAAGATAAATCATTCATAATTACAGCTTCCGCCGAGGTTAAAGTAATCCCCACACCAGCAGCCTTTAAGTTTCCAACAAATACTTTGATTTTATCGTTTGTTTGAAATTCATCAACCGAATTTTGTCTGTGGAACTTAGAACAACTACCATCTAAATAAACCGCAGATTTACCAAAGTGGTTATAGATTTGATTTAATGTATCTGTAAAGTTTGTAAATATAATAACTTTTTTACCTTGTTCTATAATGTTTTCTGCTAACTCGATTGTGTTATTAATTTTTTCTTGTGCGATTACTTTTCTTACTTTCATTAGTTTACCAAACTTAATTGTAAGTGAAGATGACTCTTCAGGGTTTTGGTCATACCAATCAAAATATTCACCCATTAATTCTTCGTAGTCTTTTGATTTGAGTCTTAAATAAACAGGTGTGATAATTTTTTCAGGTAAATCCAAAACTTCTTCTTTTAACCTTCTTAGAATATGTGTTGAGGTTCTTTCTCTTAATTCGTCAAGATTAGATGCTCCTGTAACGTTCCATACCTTTCTTTTCCCAACACTAAATTGAAATCCATTACAATATCTTTTAGCGTAAGCCATCCAATTCATTGCCACGGGACTATCAACAAGGTTTAATAAATTATAATAATTCATAGGTCGAGAGGTCATAGGTGTTCCTGATAATAACCAAACTCTATTTGATTTACTTGCTATGTCGTTTGCTATTTTTGTTCTTTGTGCTTGTGGATTAGAAATCATATGTGCTTCATCCATGATTACTAAATCAAAATTAATTTTCATAATTTCTGACTTATCCTTTTCTTTAATGTCGTGGAAATTTTTTAAAATGTCGTAGTTCACAATAACAAAATCATGGTCGTCTGAAAATTTCTTACCTTCTGCAATATAAACAGACCTATCTGAATAATTTGCAATCTCTCTTTGCCAATTTATTTTTAAAGATGCGGGACACACGATTAAAACTTTTTTAGCTCCAGTTTCTAACGCTGCAATGATGGTTGATGTGGTTTTTCCTAATCCCATGTCATCAGCCAGAATAAACTTTTTGTTTCTTACAAGTTTTTCAATGGCCTCTTTTTGATGCTCCATAGGTGGTCTATGGGTATACTTGTTGTAATCAATTGAAATGTTTTTAACTTCATTATCTTTTAGTAACGCTGATTTTGGCATCCAAAAGTCATGTAAAGTTTCACCTGAAAAGATTTTACCCCAAATATGATATGATTTATCCTTTTCGACCAACAACTTTTCAACATATATTTCAGAAGGTTCTTTGGTATACATTTTATCTTCCATTAGTTTTTTACCAAAATATGAATCAAGTTTGACCCATTTTTTTGCAACTTTTGGTTGTGTTGTGTTATAATTATTGATATAATCCGCCTGCGGTCTTGTAGGTACGAAAGACTTACTGTTCTCTTTTTTGTGTTTTAAATTAAGGATATAGTTATTTGACCCTTCGTAATCATCTAATATTAAAAGGGCTTTTGATTCGGGTGTTTTAGGCACAAAATCTTCCATAGTATATTAAAATATAATAAAATTCAAGAAAAAATCAATCAAAGTATTTATAGGTATGACACAACCTAAAGTTCCAATAACAAGATTAAATAAGTTTTTTGCGGAAGAAGACTTCAATTTAGATATAAAAATGGGAAGAGAATGGTTAGAGGGGGATATGAACTTCACTTTAGTTTTATATAAAGTTGATAGACAGAAAACCAACAACGACGATGTGTATGGCGAAGCATTAAAAGGTGGGATACAATTTTTACCACCAATAGAATTTAAAGGTTTGGTTAAAATAGAGGCCCCTGCAAACCAAGACTATGGCTCAACAAAATTAGAACAGTTAGAGCCGGGTAATTTAACTGTTAGCGTTTATCAAGATTATTTAGATGATTTAGAAATTGATATAGAATATGGTGATTATATTGGGTATTATGAAACAGAAAGTAGAGTTAGATATTATAGTGTGGTAAATGATGGTAGGGTGTTTACTGACAATAAACATACCTATGCTGGTTATAAAAGATTTTATAGAACAATTCTTGCAACCCCTGTCACCAATAATGAATTTGAAGGAATTTAATTAAATTATGGCTTTTCCAAAACAAGTAAAAAAACATTTACCTTTGATTCCACAAAAGTTTGGAGTGGAAAGAAGAGAAGAAATGCTCGAGGACATAACAAGACATGGAACGTTTTTACCAAAAGGGGTATTACATGCCGATTTGGACAGGGGGTTTTTAGATTTTGTCAAAGACAAATTGGAATTAGTTGTTGATGAAAAAAAAGTACCGTTGATTGATAGAATCATAACCAATCAAAATTGGATGCAATTTACACAAACATGGAATTTTCAAGATTTAGATAAAAATATATCATTACCTTTTTTAGCAATTGTAAGAACACCTGAAGTTAAACCAGGAAAATATGTTGGCGGTAAATTTAATGTCCCTGAAAAACTTAGAATTAATTATTTTACAGTACCAACATGGGATGGACAAAGAAAAGGCGCTGATGTCTATAAAGTTCCACAACCTGTTGCCGTTGATATTGTTTACAATTTAAAGTTGTTTTGTAATCGAATGAGAGAAAACAACGAGTTTAACAAAATTGTTATGCAAACATTTGCATCCGCTCAATCCTATACTCAAATAAATGGACACTATATGCCAATAATGATGGAAGAAGTGTCCGATGAGTCAGTAAAAGATTTAGAAAAAAGAAAATACTACATTATAAATTATAAGTTGACACTACAAGGGTTTTTATTAGATGAAGAAGATTTTCAAGTTTCTCCCGCAATATCAAGATATATGACGATGTTTGAAGTAGATACAAAAATTAAAACTAGACGAGTTGAAATTGAACCTCCACGACCCGACAACTTTGATTTTGATTTTACTTTTCTGTCGGGAGTAACACAATTATCTGAAGTTTTTAGATATACCGCGGATTTGAAAGTTGTTGAACTACAAAATTTATCAAGTTGTTATAATTTTAATTATACCGCAACCACAAACAACACTTTAAATTTTGTAACATGTAATAGTGGACCATCAATTATATCAGGAATAACAAGTGGTAATACAGGTACAGTTTGTGTTCAAGGAGGCACTTTCCCTGTATTTTCAAACCCAACAGGTGCAACAACAAATTCAACAACATCTTGTGGTAGTGCATTTTCTGTTTATATAAATGGTCTTTACATAGGTGATGATTTGGATGTGATTCAAGTTAATGATGGAGACTCTCTATTAATAAAGGCATATAAAGGTTTAATTACTCAAACATCGGTAATTAAAACTGTCGCCTATTTTGTTTAATCTTCACCGTATATATCTTTAGGTTTACTACAAGTTTTAATTATCAAATTTTCTAAAAACTTATACAGTTTCAAACCATTTTTTTCACAGTAAGTTTTTAATACTGAATGAGCGTCATCAGATATTTTAATGTTTTTAATTTTTTTATTTTTCATAATAATTTTAGGTGAGAAAAAAGGCAGAATTTTGTCTGCCTTATCAGATAAATATATTATTGTCAATAGTTTTTTGCAAAAATTCAATGTATTTATATATAAAACATAAAAAGCTAAAACATAATTTAAAATGGCATCTAGTAATAAGGTTTTCGTCTCACCTGGTGTTTACACTTCAGAAAGAGATTTAACTTTTGTTGCACAAAGCGTTGGTGTAACAACTTTAGGTATTGTCGGTGAAACCATTCAAGGTCCCGCATTTGAACCTATTTTCATAACAAACTTTGACGAATATCAAGTTTATTTTGGGGGAACAAGTCCTGAAAAATTTGTAAATACACAAATACCAAAATATGAAGCGTCATATATTGCAAAGGCTTACTTAAGTCAATCAAATCAATTATTTGTAACAAGAATACTTGGATTATCGGGTTATGATGCCGGTCCATCTTGGTCAGTTGTTACTATTGCAAACCCAAATCCTGCAACAATAGCGGCAACAGGAAATACAACAGGTATTACATTAAACTTTACAGGAACTACAGGTACTAGTGGAAATATTACAATTACATCTGTTCCATCACAATTAAGTGCTGATTTTTACAGCACATACACGTCTTATAACGGAGGAACTTCCACATTAAATGCAGATTTTCAAAACTTTATTTCTACTAACGTTAATAGATTTAGTTTAAGTGCGTCTACCTCAGCAACAACTGCGATTTATTGGGGTACTTTAAGTGCGAATACACTAACTTACGTGTCAGGGTCTTCAGTGAATACTGTAACCGCAACTTCTGAAACCTTTGGAGTTGATAATGTTAATTTATCTTTAACAAATCTTTCAGCAGATACGAATGATACATGGTACTATGCATTATTTGACTATAACAAAATTCAAAGTGTTGGCTCATATTATGGATACGGATTAGGTGCTTCAATCGGAGCGATGTCATCTCTCGGTGGTGGTGTGTTCTCAGGTAGATGTAATATTGGTATGACATTCTATTCAGGTTCACCTTATAGTGAATGGGATGATTTAGTTGTATCAACACTACGTTCAAGAGGTCTTACCACATATTCTTCAACACAACACGGACCACAATATTGGGTTACGGGTACAAGTGACGTTCAAATGGTATGTACTGGTACATATTCAGCAGTTACAAGTGACCCATACTCAACTTTTGTAATATCAGGTATTACATATGATTCTGAAACATTTAGTTTTGAAACTTCAATGTTGTCTACAAATTCCAACTACATGTCAAGTTTATTTGGTAAATCAAACTTTGCGAAAGATAGAAACGAAGTTCCAATTTTTGTTGAGGAAATTTATCCAAGTTTATTAAATTCAGGTTATAACAATAGTAAAATTAGAGGTTTATACTGTGATTTAATTGCATTGGACAGTGCTGAATCGTTAGATACTGAAACTATTGGTTTCTATTTAGAACAATATCAAACACCTAAAACTCCTTACTTAGTGTCTGAACTAAGAGGTAATTTGGTTTATAAGTTATTTAGATTTGTATTAATTTCCGATGGTAATGCAGCTAATAGACTTGTAAAAATATCAATAGGTAATATATCTTTTACAAACAATACTTTTGACGTTTTTGTTAGAGACTTTTATGATACTGACGATAAGGTTAGAGTAATAGAAAGTTTTACAAACTGTTCATTAGACCCTACACAAAATAATTTTATAGCAAATAAAATTGGTACTTCTAATGGTGAATATCAAGTAAAATCCAAATACTTAATGATTGAAATGGCTGATGAGGCACCAACAGATGCGCTACCTTGTGGATTTGAGGGTTATATTATGAGAGAATACTCAAATGCGACACCTCCATTTATTGTATACAAAACAAGATATTTAACGGCAGGACAGCAAATAGACAATCCTCCTTTTGGTTCTGCAAACAATGGTAATAATATTAGAACTTCATCAGGTGAAAATGTTAGAAAAGCATACTTGGGTATTTCTAATATTACAGGTGTTGATTATGATTTCTTTGAATACAAAGGTAAACAACTTCCTACAAATATCGCAACTGACACTACAGGTCCTGATTGGGGTTATGTTACTAAAGGTTTCCATATGGATAGTGGAGCAACTATTGTAACTATTTCTAATGCTTATGTTACTTCAGGTCAGTCAGCATTTGAGGTAGGTGCCGGTTCATTCTCGAGCGAACCTTTAGATAATGATAATCCTTATTACTACCTAAATACAAGAAAATATACCGTATATGCTTACGGCGGATTTGACGGTTGGGACATTTATAGAGCGTCTAGAACAAACGCAGATACATTCGCGTTAGGTCAGACAGGTTACAAACAAGGAGCGGCAGCTTCCGCAACATATCCTACCGCATCTGGTTGGGGAGCGTTCAAACAAATTTCAGGACCAAACCAAGAAACTTGGGCGAACACTGACTACTACGCTTACAAATGGGGTCAATCAACTTTTTCAAATCCTGAATCTACAAATATAAATGTGTTTGTTACTCCAGGTATTGACTATGTAAACAACAGTAACTTAGTGGAAGATGCAATTAATTTGATTGAAGAAGATAGGGCAGATTCAATTTACATCTGTACTACACCTGACTTTAACTTGTTTTTACCTTCTTATCAAAATATAGAAGAAGGGTTAATTTACCCTCAACAGGCGGTTGACAATTTAGAGACTACGGGTATAGACTCTAACTACACAGCAACTTACTACCCTTGGGTATTAACAAGGGATAGTGTTAATAACACACAAATTTATCTTCCCCCTACGGCTGAAGTTACTAAAAACTTAGCATTAACAGACAACATTGCATTCCCTTGGTTCGCATCAGCGGGTTACACAAGAGGTCTTGTAAATGCAATTAGAGCGAGACGTAAGTTGACACAAGAAGATAGAGATACATTATATAAAGGTAGAATCAACCCAATTGCGACTTTCAATGATGTTGGTACAGTAATTTGGGGTAATAAAACTCTACAAATTAGAGAATCTGCACTTGACAGAATCAATGTTAGAAGATTATTACTACAAGCTCGTAAGTTAATTTCAGCAGTGGCAATTAGATTGTTATTTGAACAAAATGATGACAAAGTAAGACAAGACTTCTTAGATTCAGTAAATCCAATTTTGGATTCAATTAGAAGAGACCGAGGTTTGATTGACTTTAGAGTTACAGTTTCAAATACACCTGAAGATTTAGACTCAAACACTCTTACAGGTAAGATTTTCTTGAAACCGACAAGAGCGTTAGAATACATTGACATCGAGTTTGTTATTACACCAACGGGAGCATCATTTGACAACGTATAATAAATGTGGGGGGTCACTCCCCCACTTATTTTTAAAATATAAATAAAATGAAAATTAAAAAGAAAGTTATTAAAGAGTCAGTTGGAATCAAAGATTGGTCGGACAAAACTTATTCCACAAAAAAACAAAATGTAGTTTTAACTGAATCTCAGTTAGAAAAACTTTTAGAAAAACTTCAAAAATAATGGATATTAAAGGGTATGTTAGAAAATTTGTTCAACAAAGATTGAACGAAGGATTTGATGATGTTGGTAGACCTGACTTAAAATATTATGCATTTGATTGGGATGACAATATTTTATTCATGCCAACTTCTATTTTGGTTATGGATGAAGACGAAAACGAAATACCCATGTCAACAGAAGACTTTGCAGAGTACAGAGAAAAAATTGGTTTTGAACCATTTACGTATAAAGGTAAAAAAATTGTTGCATTTTCTATCGGAGCATTTAAAAACTTCAAGGAGTTTGGAAACAAAAGATTTATTATTGATTCTATGGTTGCAAAACCTGGTCCTTCTTGGTCTGATTTTGTGGAGTGTATAAATGGTGGGTCAGTTTTTTCTATAATTACCGCTAGAGGTCATAGTCCTGAAACATTAAGAGAGGCCGTTTACAACTTAGTAATGAGTAATAAAAACGGAATAAACTCAAGAGAATTAGCTAGTAATCTATACAAGTATCGAGAAATAGGAAACAAAGTTAAAACGGATACTACTGTTAAAGCATTGTCACCATCAGAACTTAATGACTATTTGGACTTATGTAAATTTGAACCCGTGTCCTTTAAAAAGGGGAACGCCTCTAACCCTGAACAAGCAAAATTTGATGCATTAAAACAATTTATATCTTATTGTAAGAGTTTGGCTAGTGAATTAAAAATTCGTTACGGGGTCGAGGGTAGTCCTATGTTTAAAAATGATGTTGAATTTAATTCAAGTTGGGAACCTTATATTGGTTTTTCAGATGACGATTTAAGAAATGTTGAAAAAATTAAAGAATTATTATCTAGTGAGTATGAAGAATTACCTTTAAACTTATATTTAACAAAAGGAGGAAATAAAGTTAAATACTAGTTTCTAGTTATAGAATAAATTTAAAATAATTGAAAGTAAATACAAAAAATAATTTAGTAAGTATTTATAGTAAAATAAAATAAAAATTAAAAAATAAGAAAACATGGCTGATTTATTAATGAGAATGCCGTTTCAGTACGAACCAAAAAAGAAAAATAGGTTTATACTAACATTTGACTCTAGTTTGGGTATTAATTCATGGTATGTTGAAAAAGCGTCAAGACCGTCAATTAAAATCGATACAAAAGAAATTAAATTTTTGAATACTGAAACTTATGTTGCAGGGTCTTTTGCGTGGGAGACTATTTCTGTAACCTTAAGAGACCCGATTGGTCCATCGGCAGCTCAGGCGGTAATGGAGTGGGTTCGTTTACATGCTGAATCAGTAACAGGTCGTATGGGTTATGCTGCTGGTTACAAAAAAGATGTGAACTTAGAAATGTTAGACCCAACAGGAGTGGCGGTTGAAAAGTGGATATTACAAAATTGTAGTATAACGGAAGCAAAATTTAATGAGGTCGGGTATGATGGTTCAGACCTTATGACTGTAGACATGACTTTGAGACCGGATAGATGTATATTAGTTTACTAAAATTTTAAAAATAAAATTATAATTAATCCCGTCATTAGATGGGATTTTTTATTTACAATAATTTTATTCAAAATATTTTTAAAATAAAAACTATGGACGAATCAGCAAAATACGGGCAAATGGATTTTAGTTTGCCACATGACGTAATAAAATTACCATCACAAGGTATATTTTACAAACCAAAAAAAGAAACTATTAAAGTGGGGTTTTTAACCGCACAAGATGAAAATATTTTGATGTCACAAAATAACGATAAAGAAGGGATTATTTATTCATTACTTAGACAAAAAATATATGAACCTGGATTTAACATTAATGATATGTTGGATTGTGACGTTCAAGCAGTTTTAATTTTTTTAAGAAACACATCTTTTGGTCCTGAATATAACTTCACAGTTACTGACCCAAGAACAAACAAAACATTTGAAACAACAGTTCTTTTAGATGAGTTGGATTACAAACCGATTGAAGAAAAACCTGATTTTGAAGGGTTATTCTCATATGTACTACCAAAATCAAAAAAAGAAGTTAAGTTTAGACTGATGACGATTGGAGACCAAAAAGAGTTGGACAAATTTAATTCTCAATATCCGGCCGGCATGACCGTTCCTATTGCAACCAAAAGATTAGAAAAACAAATTGTAGAAATTGATGGTACTAAAGACCCACTTCAAATTGTAAAGTTTATTAATCAAATGCCTATATCAGATGCAAAAGACTTTAGAAGATTTGCATATAAATGTGAACCAAAAATCGATTTACAAAAAGTAATTCAAACCCCGTCTGGAGAAAAAGTGACTATTGATGTTACTTTTGGGGTGGAGTTTTTTCGCCCTTTCTTCTGATTATCAAAAACATCTATTAGACGAAATATATTATTTGGTCAAGTTCGCAAGATTTTCTTATCGAGACATTATGAGTATGCCAACATATGAAAGAAAGTTCTTCATTAATAAGTTGATTGAAGAAAATAAAAAACAACAAGAATAATATTTATCAAATAAAACTATATGATGTTTTTAGGATATACTGACCCTTTTGCTGGTGGGGCCGATTCTCAGGGTACATTTTCATATTTAGCCGATATTAAAAAAGCAACAGTAGAGGCGTTTTCAGTAAAAAGAATTGAAGACTATTTTTTAACGGTTGAAGCAAAGGCAAAAGACTTAAATAAGTCACTAACCACTGGTCTTTATGAGTATGCGGAAATATATAGAAAAACAATTTCTGATGTTTATTTAGAAAATATTGAGTTGGGGTTTGCATTTGACGACTCGTCTAAATTAATTTCATCAATGGCCTCTGAAATGAAAAGGATGGTCCCTTTTACCCAAGCAAACGCCACAAACGCATTAGTTTTAGGTAAAGTAATTGGGGAAACTCCTGAAGAAGTTGCTAAGTTAATTGGTCAAATGACAGCATATGGTAACAGTCAAAAAAAGTCTATAGATGTATTAAACAAAGCCACAATGACCGCAAGGGCTTTTGGTTTAGATGCTAAAACATTAACCAAAACTGTGTCTGATAATATCCAAAAGGCTCAAATATACGGGTTTAAAAATGGTGTTGAAGGTTTAACAAAAATGGCCGCTCAAGCTCAAAGGGTTGGATTTGATATAAAACATGCTCAAACGCTTTCTGAAGGGATTTTAGAAGGGGGACTTGAAGATGCGGTAAAAAGGTCTTCTGAATTACAAGCTTTAGGAGGTAATATAGGTGCGTTAGGTGACCCGGGTCAGTTATATCGTATGGCAATGTATGATATTGAAGGACTTCAGGACGAATTAATTAAAGCGTCCTCTTCTGCGGTAGATTTTAATGAAACTACAGGAGATTTTAAAATTGGTGGTGAAGAAATGCTTAGACTTAGACAACAAGCAAAAATATTAGGTTTAACTTATGAAGAAGTTGCAAAAGGAGCAATCAACGCCAGAAAAGAACAAGAAATTGGGGCTAGAGTTGGTGGTTTATCCAAGTTAACTGAAGACCAAAGAAGTTTAGTTGCAAGTTTAGCAGAAATTGGACCTGGAGGAAAAGTAACTTTAGATATACCAGGGTTTGGAAATATAGCAGATTTAGAAGCGGCATTAAAAAGTGACCCTAATGCATTGGCAGGAGCTTTAGCCAAATATCAAGATGATATGAATAAGACACCTGCTCAAATACAGACGGAGATGAAAGACATTGCTTTACAAACTCAAAGTATTCAACAACAAATGAGTAATACTCTTATTTCTATTCAACAACAAGGTATTAAAACGTTAGAAAATCAAGGATTAGGTAATACAGTTTTAACCGCATTAAAAAATCAAACGGGATTACCTGGAACAGATACTGAATCTACTTTTACTGAATTGAAAAATAAAATAACTAGTGAGTTGGGAACTGTAACAAACGAACTTACTATTTTTTATAACGGACTTAAAACTCTTACAAATAATGTTTTAACTATATCAGTGTCACTAGCGGGATTTGCGGCAACATCATTAGAGAATGTTTATACATCTCTTGGTGGTTTCACAGCAACCACCGAACCGGCAACCCCAGTACCTCAACAATCTGACGCATTTGTACCTGCAGGTGGTAGAAAAATGGTTTCGGGCTCTTTTGGGCAATTTTTGGGCGACACAAAAGATGATATATTACTTTCTCCTGGAATAGGAGATTTTTTTAACAAATATAATGAATCTGAAAATATTTTAAAATCAATTGGAGGTCCCAAATCGGGAGGAGATTTATCTTTATTATATAAAAACGCAGCTGCTCAACCATCACAAAATTTAGTCGACTTATTAACAAAGTCTTCTTCATTTTCACCAACTAAAACAGAAATAATTCAAAAAGTAGAAATCGGAGGTAAAACTGAACTTACTTTGAACATTAACACAAATATACCACAAAATCTAATAAACGAAGTTTTGAATACCGCTCAATTGAAAGAAACAATTATGACTACAGTTAATACTAGATTAAGTGCTGAATATTCAGATAAATTATCAAATGCATTTATTACTCAAAAAAGAGGATAAAAATTAAAAAATGTCTATTTATAAAATAAACAAATAAATGGATAGTCCACTTTCATTTAACTCTTCTGAAAACTTTAGAAAAAGATTATTAACGCGAAATCTTAAACCATATCGTGTTGACGGTACATCTTTTGGTGAATCCTTCCAAAATAAAGAATTTCAAATTGTAGATTATTCAGTAAAAGACTCTGAAGAAATTTCTAAAATTGGTGACATACAAGAAAAAGATTTATATAAACAAAATAAATATGGTCCTGATAATAGTAACTCTACCTATGGGGACATGGTCAATATTAACGTTAATCTTAATGTTGAAACTAATTTTGGTTTATATGGTTTTAAAAACTCCATTAACTCTAAGTTAGAAAAAATTGGAGACGGACAAGAAAAATTATTGTATGTTAATAACATTTACGGACCAACAGAATTTGATACATCATATGGTAATACCATAGAAATTAACAAAAATTTACAAACAGAAACAAATAAAGGTAAATATGGCTACCCTTTAACTGTTGGAAGTGATTTAGAAAAAATTGGTGATACAAAAGAAAAAGAATTAATTGTAACAAACCTTTATAAACCACTTAACACAAATAACCGTGGTTTTGGTGATACTGTATGGTACATTAATAATAATCAAACAATTCAATCAAGAGGAGAGGGTGAATATAGTATCTCGGACACAATAAATAGTTTTTTAGATAGTATAGGAAACCAACAAGAAATTTTATCTAAAGTAAGAAATGCATATAAAAATTCTGCAATTAATGGTTTTGGTACGCCTGTTTATTCAATTAATGATTTAAAACCTTTTGTAACAAATGGACAAGGTGAATATACTATCGCCGATACAATCAACAGTTTTTTAAATTCTATTGGTAATCAACAAGAAATTGCGTTAAAAGTATTAAACGTTTATAAAAATACTAGTAATAATGGTTTTGGAACACCTGTTTATAGTATTCAAAATAACCAAGTTATTCAAACTGTAGGTGCGGGAGAGTACAATATTTCTGATACTGTAAACAATAGATTAGAAACAAACGGTAATGATAGGGAAGTTATTTTAAGAGTTTTAAATAAATATACACCTGATGCGTCTACCCCTGGGTACGGAGCGACAAAATATTCAATTAATAACATATTATCTTTGGGTTCAAATGAAGGTGAATATGGTTTCCCTGATACGATAAATAGCGAATTAGAACAAGATGGTGAACAAAATAGAAATACCTTATACCCATTAAACCAATATGGTCCTGGTGGTGGTTTTTTAGATACGGTATTCCCATTTATTAATAAGCAAACAAAATCTAACGAAAAAGAATATGACTTTACAGACACAATTAATAGTGAGTTAGAAATTAAAGGTGAAACCGATAGACCCATATTATTTGCCATAAATCAATATGGACCTGAACAAGGACAATCACAAACTACTGTAGTTCCAAATTTAAATTTACAAACAAACGCCAACGAAGGTAATTATGGTTTTCCTGACACACTGGACAGTGAATTAGAAATTAAAGGTGAAAATGAAAGACCTTTTTTATTTAGTGTAAATCAATATAACCCTGAAAATCAACCAACAGATTCAGTAGACATCAATGTAAATTTGGGTAAATTGTCAAATGAAGGTGAATATGGTTTTCCCGATACTAAAGGTAGTGGATTAGAAGTTATTGGATTTCAAAAAGAACAAGAGGCATATGTTAGAAATAAATATGTAACAGGCGATGGGGACTATGATGTAATAACAATTGATGAAATTATACCAACAAGTTATGGAAGTGCATATGCATATTCATTAACACCTTTAAATTTTATACCTTCAACCTATAGACCTATTAATATATTATTAAGCGACAACCCAAGAGGTTCTGATGGTACTTTGTCACAGGATTCCGCATTAGCGGGAATTGGTGCAAGACAATTAAAAAAAGAATATAAGTATAGAATTGCAAGTGAGTTGTTGTCTCAAACTTTAGGTAGAGTTAATGCTCTTGACTCATCGGTTGACCCCGATAGTGGTGAAATATCAGTAAAACCAAACCTTAACCCATTTGACGCAGCGGGAATAATATCAGGAAATATTCCGTTATTAGCTAGAAATTATACAATTACATCACCTGAATCATTAGTTGGAAGAGCGTTGAATTTTACAGCTAAAATAGCAGGATTATATTCACCGTATTCCATTATAGTTGGAGAATATTTTGACTACCCAAATAAACGTATGTTAAATAGACTTGTTGAAAACCCAGTTGAAGTTGTGACAAGTACTGTTATGGGAGCAATTAGAACAATAACAGGTCAAAAAAACAAAAGAGGGTCTGAACTTTTTTTAGCCAACACATCTAACGCAACAAGAAGTCTATTGTTTGGGCAATTGTTTTATAATTTATATAGACCTGATTATAGAGGTCTAACTTTAAGAAGACCTTCTTTATTTGCCCCATCCCCTGAATTTTATGGTGGTGGTAATTCTGATGATATATTTTCTACTTTAATATCTCCAGTTAATGCTCAACCCCTAGACAGGAACGGAGAACCTAGTGGTGCACCTGTTTACTCAGTGGGTGAAATAGGAAAGTATTTTGAAGGTGAAGCGTTTCAAAATTATAAATTTGGTCTCAACACTAGAAATTATATAGATGGTACAACACCTTTAGCGGGTGGATTTACATGGTCTTCTAAAAAATCATATTTTAAAACGGGACAATTGGCAGGTCCTGAAGGAAAACAAAGATTTGGTGAAAGTAACGTATTTACAAAAAATTATGAGTCGGCGTTCAAAGATACTGAGTCTTGGAAAATAGAAGAAAACAATGTATGGAGAGACGGTTCAATTTTAGACACAACTCAAAAAATTGTTGATTCTGCAGACAGGTCAGGAATTAAAAAATTAGAACACGTTGGTACTGCGATAAATCAAATATCTAAAGTTTTTAATGATGGATATGTTGAAATGACAAAAGGTTCTCGAGTTATTAGATATACTTCAAAAAACTCAGTAGGTAGTACAGACAGTACAATAAAAGGATATGAATATTGTAGATTATTTACAAAAGATGTTCCTTTTACAAATTATTCACAACTACAAAAAACGGATGGTAATATTAGAAATTATACCTATTCAGTTTTAGATAATACATATAACCTTAATATCGCACCATTCAATGATAAAAATGGACAATCGTCAAATATTATTAATGGTCAGGTTAAAAAATATATGCTTTCGTTAGAAAATTTGGCTTGGAGAACATCAAACAAACCTGGATTTACCGTACAAGATTTACCGGCTTGCGAAAGAGGACCAAATGGAGGTAGAATTATGTGGTTTCCTCCGTATAACTTGACATTTGATGAATCTTCATCACCAAAATTTGAACCAACAAATTTTATAGGTAGACCAGAACCAATATACACATATAATAATACCGATAGAGGTGGGTCAATATCTTTTGACATTGTAGTTGACCACCCTTCCATCTCAAACATTTTAGTGGACCAAGAATTAAAAGATATAAAACCTGAATCGGAATTAAAAAAAGTTATGGATTCATTTTTTGCTGGGTGTTTAAAATATGACATTTATACATTAGGTCAGAGATTCGCATCTTTAGCCCCACAAGATATTCAAACTGCAATTCAATTAATAAAATATCCTGAACAAGCAACAACCATAGTAAAAGAAACGCCTGACCCCGAACCCGTAAAAGAAGAAATTGTAAAAACAACACCACCAGAAACTGAAACAAAAATCTCAGACCCCAAGTTTCAAGAAATATTTTTGTTTTTTGAAAATGCTCAACCTAACGATTCAAGTAGTTCAACAACAAGTAAAGATTTTGAATATTGGTATAATGAATATGTGTCAAATAAAACATTATATGACACAACAAAACCACTTAATAAAGTTTTTAAATATAGTGACGCAAATAAAGTAGCTCTTAATACAACAACAACCCCTACTTTTTCATTAACTGAATACGTTGACACAAGAAAACAAACCCTTAGTGGATTTTTTGATAATATATTACAAGAGTTTAATGATTTAAAAGAGTTTTTAAGTGAAGTGTTTAAAGTTTTAGACTCAGGTGGAGAAGTCACTTTTGACTTATTGGCAACTGCCAGCTCAACAAATACCAGTGGTAATCAAAATTTGTCTGAAAGAAGAAACGATGCGGTTTTAAAGTTTATTGAAAAGTTTACAGTAAACAATAAAACTTTAAAATCATTTATAGATTCAGGAAAACTAAAAATAAGTGCTAAAGCAACAGGTTCAAGCGCCGCAATTCAAGACCCTAAATATTCACAAATTGATTGTACTAAGGCTTTTAAATCACAATACGAAGAAGGAATTTATTCTGTACAAGCAATGGCGTGTAGAAGAGTAAAAATTGAAAAAATTAAATACACACCAGGACCACCTGCAAAATCAGAAACCCCTCCTGCACAAGTAGAATCAGCGGCTCCAAACCCTACAGCCGCTGAAAGTACGGCACCGAAACCAACACCACAAAACCAAGTAATTGACAACTTTAAACAAACACCACAATATAAAGATTTGGCGAAAAAAATATTAAGAAGGTTACTTACA